ATGAAAAAATCACTGTTGCTTTTGGTCTGTTTCCTGCCTTCTTTATCTTTCGCAAAATTCATTCATCCTATGGATTTTGATGGTTCCGAGGCGCAGAAGGCGGATGTTATTAAATACATTAAAGATCGCGTTCAGAAAGATTATTGTAATAGCAAACTCAATATGTGTCAGGAAACGACTTTAAGAATGATGGAGCAGGAAAATCTACGCGCATTCAAAGAGGCCTCACAAGCGAAAGACCGAAAAATAATGGATAACGTCATTAAGACATACTGCCATTCGGCATTGGACATGTGTAACTACACGACTATTGAAATGATGTACAAAGAGAATCAAAAGGCATCAAAACAAGATTTGAAATGGTAACGCCATTTTTTATCACCAGCCTCGGCATTCGCCGGGGCTTTTTTATTGCCGGTAAAAGACAAAAGCGGTTATTCCTGGTTACGGCTGTTTCATCTTCATGGCCGGGTCAATTTTCGGCGCTGGGGGTGAAAAGTCTTTTATGGCGTGCAGTGTCGTTATGCTGAAACATCTAACCCTCTGATACCCCTATAAAAGATAATGTTTACAGCATGATAAAATAAAAGTTACCATACCCCCCTATAGTAGGTTTTAAATATTCTAACTTGTTGTTTTTTGTTGGGTATTATCTAACTATTTTCAGCTTTGGGGGCGTAATGGGGGCGATATTCAGCCTGCTGTTTAAAAGCTCTACTTGTTCACCATCAAACTCTTTAATCCATGCCGAATACACGCGATAAACCATCTCCGGATCTTCGTGCCCCAACTGGCTGGCGATAAATGCCGGGTTGGCTCCGGCGGACAGTGCCCAGCATGCAAATGTGTGACGCGTCTGGTACGGGGTTCTCTTCCTGATGCCAGATTTTCGGACTGAGTATTCCCACCGATCTGTAATCGACTGGCACGAGAAATACTTCTCCCTGCGCGCGTATTTCAGGCCAGGACGAAAAACGAACCTCAGCGACTGCTCTTCCTGGTACCCATACTCACGGCCGTTAAAAATAATATCGACCTTATCCATGTGGCCTGTCAGCAGGTATTGTGCCTTCAGCGCCTCGAGCGCCGGAGCGAGCAGGGTGATCACCCGGTCGCCGGCGCGCGTCTTGGGTGGCACAAAATCCCCCTGGCGCGTCAGGTTGCGCTGGATATGCACTTTACCGGTATCGAGATCGATATCTTCCCAGGCTAATGCCGCCAGCTCGCCATGGCGCGGACCTGCATTGATGGCAAACTGCCAGAGGTTACGATCCTGACCCGTCACCGATAACACCAGAGCGCTGTATTCGTCCCGCTGAAGTGGATCCGGTTTGGTGCGTTCTTTCTGCAATTTTGGAATGAATTCGAAGGGTTTATCGCTGATAAATTTGCTGCGATATGCGAACCGCAGGAGCTGGCAGAGCAGGGATATATAATCATTGACCGTGGTTACCGCGCGTCCCTGCCGGTTCTTCATCATGCCATCGCGATAGAACGTCGTCCCCTGCAGCAGCTGATTACGGTAAGACAGTATGTCAGCGTGGGTTATTTTATTAATTTGCGTCTCCTCGCCGATAATGCGTGTCAGTGACTTTAACTGAGCGGTGATTCGAACCAGGGTATTACGCGAAACGTCTGCAACTTTCGAAGCCAGCCACATTTCAACCAGCTCTTTCCATGTAGATGCGGTGCGCGTCGAGTCGAATTTTTTCGCGGCTGCAGAAGTCGGAAAGCGCTCTGCATAATCAAAGGTTCCGAGCTGTATTTCGCTGACAATGACGGCGCGCAGGCTGCCGGCCTTTTTTATGTTGGCGTTGTTGACCGTCCAGCCTTTGAGCGTTTCACGGCAGCGAACGCCGCAGTAAGTGAAGGTGATGCGGATCTTTCCGTTGTGCAGCTCGACTCCTGTCGGGTTCGCCATCATAACTCCTGTATTAGCTGGTTTATCTGCGGGAGGTTGTACCAGAGCAGCCCGCGCTGGGTTTCGCCGCCGGTAACCGACTGGCGTTTGAAGTGGATCCCTTCAACCCAGACACCTGAACGCAGGGCTTTTATCTGGCGCTCTGTCAGCCCAGTTTTCTCTGTCAGTTTCGCGGCCACAATCCATTCTTCGTTAAAAACAACCTGGGGCATATTCACCTTACCCCCGGCCAGCAATGTAGTGCTGACCGGTGATCACAAACTGAGTTTCAAAATTCACTTCCGCAGGACTGACGCCAGTCCGCTCCTTCTCGCCTGGCCTGCATCAGACACTTGTGGCGCAGCCGCGCGATACGATGCACTTCGCTGGCGGTTGCCAGCAGACCCATGGCATCCGTCAGAACCGTGGCGGCGCGGCGCAGCAGCCCGCGTTCGATAAGCCGCTGCGCCAGATGCTCCGCCTGCATTGCTGCGTCTCTGTCTCTCTGAATGTGCGGGTCGGTGTAGATCGACTCGATATCGACGCCATCTGCGATGGAATAGCGATAGCCGCGCCCGGTCCGTCGGCGCTCGACGATACCCAGGTCGATCAGCTCATGGATATATGCGTGAAGATGTGTTGAATCCAGAAACATGGCGTCAAATATTTCGTCCATGGAAACATCAGGATTCTGCTTAATGAAATCGGCGATGATTTCTCTGGTGGGGCGTCTTGCCATGATAATAGTCCCTCATTGATACGGCCCTTGCGGGCCGCTGCGATTAACGTACCTGTAATGACTCCGCGCCGATCTCCAGATGCGCGCCTTTTATTTCTTGCCCGGCCTCGATGGCCTCTTTGATTTTCTTTTTGTCCGGCGCGACGATAGTGGTCACGTCGACAAGTTCATCAGGCAAGAGATCTTCATTGTCGATAACGACAGACACCGAACCTTTGCGAACAGAGAGGGTGTTTCGTTCCGTTTTAAAGCTTTTAAGCTCTGCTGCCTGCAGGCATGACAGGACATAGGCTTTGAGGTTTTTGACCTGGTTATCGAAGAATTTTTTGCGGTCGTTAAGTCGCTTCATCTCTTCGGCAAGCGTGTTTGAGTGGCCTTCGGCGTTACGTACCAGATTCATGATGCCGTCGAATTTGTCGCCCAGCGCCATTTCTTCGCCTTCCAGCGTGTCGGCAACGTCTTCCATACTGAATTCGCCGTTCTCCACCAGCGCCAGCAGTTTTTTCATGTTATCCGCGATAGAGATTGCAGTGGTTTTCTGGCTCATGCTGTTTGCTCCTGGCTTTCGGTTAATTCCTTGATGCGCTGGTCTTTAATCTGACTCAGGCGGCGCAGACGACTGGAAAGGTATTTCGCGTGTTCGGCATCGCCTTTGGCATCAGCGGCTTTGCGGTGTACTTCAACTTCCCGCGCCAGCGTGTCGAATACCTTTTTCGCTTCGTTGGTGTTGACGGCTTTTTCGATGGTGTTGGCGACGCGCGTCATCTTCTCGTCCAGTTCGTTGCGCAGGCGGGTGACATCCTCAGCCTTATCGCTGGCGTTTTTGATGGCGAATTCGGTCTGGTTTTCAGCCTGGTATTCCGGCATGTCGTACAGACCAAGCCACACGTCAGCGCTGAACCCAAGCAGAGAAAGCCCCTTCTTAATAGCGTCAGTGAGTGACTTTTTCTGTGCCTCGCCGTCGCATTTGATACCGTGTTTGGTGCGGTACATGTAGGGTGTCGCGCCATAGGCATATACGCTGCCTTCGTCAGTTTCGGTCTGGTACCACAGGCGGATTTTGATGCTGTGGTTTTGCTCAAACAGCAAGGTTCCGTCGGCGTCGCGCAGCATGCGGTTGCCGATGAATTTTTTATCTTCATAGATGGCTTCCGAAAGTGGCGCGCCGGGGAGCATGCGATCTTCCAGAATCTCAAAACCCCAGCGGCTGCCGATGGGACCGAAAAGCTCGGTCGCGCGCATGATCATGTACTCGGCGTTGATGCTGGTGCCTTCGAAACCGGTTCCCGCCATGTCTTTTGTGAAGCGAGGATCGGTGCGCATGACCTGACGCCAGATGCCGAGGTTATCCAGGGCTTCCTCTGGTTTCTCCGACAGCTCCTCTTCGATGCTGGCGCCAACACTCTGGAAATCTGCCGGCTGTGCTGCTCCGGCGGCCGGCACTTCCTCTTTTTCGACTTCATTTGAGGCGGGTTTTTCTTCTGCCTTTGACTGTTCGCCAGTTAACCCTTCAACCGTAAACACACCACCACCGAGGTTTTTTACTTCCGGCTGCGCGGCAAGTTTCTCTTCATCAGGTTCTGACCAGGTGCCATTTTTGCGCGCCAGATATTCCTCTTTGTCGATTTCTACGCATCCTTCCGCCAGTGCTGCCTGTAGTTTTGGCATCTTGTTAGCGCGACCGACAGCGCCAGCATCGTTGCGGTAATAGAACGGGCCAGCACGCTCTTCGTTTACCGGTCCCGCCTGTTCCGAAGTCTCTCCAGCATCTGCATCAGTTTCCGGCGCTGCGCCGTTCTCTGCATCATCTGCCACGCTTTCCGGCGTCGTTTCTGCATTCTCTTCATTTTCATCCTGTTGCTCAGTACCGCACGCTACTGCGACCATTTTCGGATCCGGGTTGGCATGGTCGGTTTCCACCAGCGTTTTGTTCAGGTAGCTGATCAGCGCGCCCGGCGTTTGCTCGATGTTTTCCGGGGCGGTTTTAACTGCGAAGATGATCATGGCGCGGGAGTAATCCAGAATGCCCGGAGACTGGCGCATCGCGTCGTAAAGTGCAGGGAAAGGGCGCTCTTTCAGCTTAACGATATCTTTTGCGCGGTTGAGAATAGACTGTGGGATGGCATAAATATCGTAATCCATCGCGCGGGCGATAATCCCACAGGCAACTTCCAGCGCCAGCACATCAAAATTGTGTTCGAGATCCGGGTGACGGTCTGTCTTATTTCCGCCGCCAGCGGTAGCGCCGGAAGGTGTACGCTGTTTTTCTTCTACCGGCGCGACGTTACCATTATTGCGATCATCGGCATGGCGTTTCATCCAGTTCGACAGTTCCGCTTTAATCTCCGGCCATTTTTTCGTTTCAGGGCATTTGGCGACGACCCATGAGATCGCTTCAAGTATCCGATCCGGGTACATGGCGGCAATAGCAGGGGTTTTGCAGATAGCTTCTACGATATGCCCAGAGAAAGTATTGGCTTCGTCCTGCGTGAGCTCGAACGCCGCTGGCAACATATCTTTCGTGATGTTATCGGTGTCTGAGAGTGAAGAACGATACTTCACCAGCACGGCGATTTTCATCGTCGATGACAGCGAATCGAAATCCACAAGCTCAGGCTCGGCAGCGCGCGGCACCGGGCGATTCTCTTTCTCATCCCAGTCGTTTTCGTACAGGAAGTTTTCGTCCCACTTGTCGAGTTCCGGGCGCGGCATACCGGGTTCATCTTCGCAAACACGATACTCATAAAAATCACTATCTGCTGCCGGATAATCTTCGCTGAACATGAAGACGAGTTTCGCTCTTGCATTTTTTAAATCTTTGGCTTTAAACGCACGTGCAATTTTTCTCGCTCCTGTATCTTCCACAGATTGAGTATCTGGAATACACGCGCCGATAAAAGTTTTTAATTCTGTCATGGTGATTTATCCAAATAATGCCCCGTTGCCGGGGCAGGGGGATTAATGAACTTTTGAAGCGGAAGTGTTTTTGTACAAGACTTTATATTCGGCGTAATCCATGCCAAACGTTTTATTTGCGAAAATCAATTCCGCATGCAGATCGGTTATTGCATCTACGGCACAGGCAGGGCAATCAAATGAACCAAATACGTAGCGCCCTTCAAAAATAACAGTAACATTACCTTTATCAGGAACATGAATAATCCCTGTGATATCGTTGCCACAATTGAAGGAAGCAAAATCTTTATTCAGTGCTTTGATTTTAAATTCAATGGCAATAATTTCGACTGTTTTAGCAATCATGATCATATCCTTATTTTAGATGCAGAAATCCCGGCACATTAAAAGCTGCCTGTTTTTACTGATGAGGTTTAATTAATGTTCGTGCGCCATTTGATCGTTTTCAGCGCATTGTTTACTGCAATACTCACGTTCTTTTTTATCGGTGTACCAGCCGCGTGTGTAAACCAACGTGGACTTTACTGACTCAGATTGCTCAATGATTTTTTTGCAATACGCACACTTTATTTTCATAGTGTCGGATCTCCTTTTTGCGCCAGCATGTAGCAGACTCGCCGAACGATAGCCCAGAACAGCGGCAAGCGAACAGCCTGACATTCCACTGGTACGCGCTTCCAATCATTCATCGCATTGAATTTCATGCTTCGTACTCCCTTTGCAGTGTGGCGCCGGGTGCCTCCCGGTGACGTCATACGGTTATCTGACGCCGACAACCTAACCACAACCAATAAGGACAAGAACTGTTTAACCGCGTCGCGTGCGCAGAGCCGCATTCACCACACTGCAAAGTCTTCTAAAAGGGACGGCATCAGCCATCGGATCAACTGATGCCGCCAACGGGCACTGGTTTACCCTTAACGCCGGGTCAGCGGAACTTTTCTGAGTAATCACTGTGCTGTGATTGCTTTCGATGTGAAAACTATAACCAAAGGTAATTTTTAAGGCAAGAATAAAACTAACAAAAGTTAGGATTGGATACAAAAAAAAGGCAAGCATTTGAACACTATGCCTTTTTTTATTTTATTTGGGGGATTGTTGATTTTTTCTTACTTTAAGGAGCTCTTCGAAAAGTTTGTTAAAGTTTTCGACTCTTGCCTCTAATTCGTTGATATAACTTTCTTTTTCTGACTCTGGTAGTGAGCTAAAAAGTTCAAGAAGTCTTTTTTCACGCTCATCCAATTCCACAGGCAGATCTTCGGCACTTACTGGCGCCTTGTCTTCATCACCAAAAAGTATCCAGGTAGGAGAGCATTTTAGCGCTGTGCTTAGGGCGAACAGGCTTTTCCCCTTTGGCTCAGTTTGCCCGCTCTCCCACTTATAAATGCTTACGCTGGACTTGTTAACGGCATCAGCCAGCTGCTGCTGCGTCAGGCCAAGTTCCTTACGTCTGCTCGCTATTCGTTCGCTCATGTACAGTGTTTTCATAGACATAATATAAGTTAACTTGACATAACTTTCGTTAGTGTTTAACGTTCTAACAAATGTTAGTTGGAGAGTTAAATGAATACGGAAATGGCAATTAAATTTTTTGGTTCCAAATCGGCGATTGCGCGCGCACTTGGTATTTCTCAGGTGGCCGTAACTCGATGGGGAAATACGGTTCCGGAGAAGCGCGCGGCCCGGTTATCACATATCACGGGCGGACAACTTGAATACGATCCCTCGTTCTATGAAAACAATGATAGAGCCAAACGCGCTGGAAATCTGACTGATGAAACTCAATCCGCCGGTTAACGCCGTCGCCGCTGCGTTGGAGTCCCGCGCGCTGGAAATAAGCTGGAAGTCGCTCGGCCTTGCTGTTGCGGAGGCTTATCACGCTGCTGGTGGTGGTTCAGTTCTGCCGGCACTGGACAGCGAAGAAGGGCTGAAAAACGCGGTGCAACGCGTCAAACGCATCTTCCGGGGCTGCGACAGCCGACGCTATGCGCCACTTGCTGAGTCACTTTTACCCGCGGCGCTGGCTGCGCTCCCGATTGAGATTCGCGTCAGCATCGAGTCACCGGGTGATCCGGTTCTGCTGGCCGCGCAGGCGGCACGTGAAAGCATCGAGGCGGTAAGCGCGGTAAACCTCGGCGCAACGCCCGGCGAGATGCTGAAAGAAATAAACGACGCCATAGAAGCATTCATATCGCTAAAAAAATCGCTGTCGATGACAGGCTTAAGGTTATGTCCGTGAGTAGAGCTGCAACAGATTGGGTCTGGAATTTACAACTCAAAGCACCACAAAAAATATTAATGCTTTCGTTAGCAGATCGCGCCGATGAATTTCATTGCTGTTATCCGAGTATTCAACGGCTGGTCAGTGATACAGGGCTTGATAAAAAAACGATTGGTAAATGGATAAACCAGTTAATCGCGGAAGGATACATTTCTGATACCGGGGAAAGAAAAGGTCCGACTAAACGAGTTCGCGTTCTGCAATTAAATATTGGTAATGAACATACCCAAAAACGGGATGGTTATAAGAAATCAAATACACCCAAAAACGGGAATGTACCCAAAAACGGTAATGTTCCCAAAATTGGGAATGTACCCAAAAACGGGAATATACCCAAAAACGGGTTTTTGAATGATCCCAAAAACGGGATTTTGAATGATCCCAAATTTGGGTCACTGAATCAGTCATTGGAACCAGTCATTGAATCTATTGATGGTGAAACTGCTTTCGCAGTTCACCCAAACCAGCAATGCGATGACAAAAAACAGGCTCAGGAAAAAATAAATTACGGGGCAATTGTGGACGCCTATCACGAATTACTGCCTGAAATGCCACACGTAAAAATTTTGACTGACTCAAGAAAAAAATTAATTCGCGCATTCTGGAAAAAATACGGTTTTGACGAGAACCGCTGGCGGGCATACCTGCGCTACATCGCAAGCCACTGCAAGTGGATGCTGGAAGACCGGCCAAACGGCAGGGGCGGGTTCTGGAAGCGTAAGAACCTGGACTACCTGATCACAGAGCGCTGTTACGTCGCCGTCAAAGAGGAGCGGGCAAATGACAAATAACACCACGACGCTCTACAGCGTTGACGCCGAACAGGCGGTGCTGGGATGCCTGATGCTGAACACGGACCACGACCGCGCCGGCCAGGTATACGGATTGCTGAAGCCGGAATCGTTTTACCTCGATGGGCACAAGGTGATCTTCCGGGAGATTCGCGGGATGTTTCGCGCTGACAAGCCGACTGACCTGATCAGCCTGGCGGAAAGCCTCGAGTCAAAAAACCTGTCACACCGAGTGGGTGGTTTCGCCTACCTGGCTGAAATCAGCAAAAGCGCCACGCCGTCGGCGATGGTGCATTACGCCGGGATCGTGCATGAAAAATCCATCATGCGCTATGCGGTGGAGAAGCTTAACGCCTGCATCGAGCTGGTGAACACCCCGGGCGATATGAGCGCTACCAGCCGTATTGAAACCGTTCAACAAATCATCGGCGAAGTGGTGGAGCACACCCGTTCTGGAAGGAAGGGGGGATTACGCCCGGCAGCCGACGTCGTGAGCGACTGGGTTGATGATCTGGATAAGCGCTACAGCGATCCGGCAAACGCCGCAGGCCTGACGCTTGGCATCGAAAGCCTTGACCGACTGATGGCACCAAAGCAGGCACTGCGCGGCGCACTGGTGGTGATTGGCGCTCGGCCGAAAATGGGAAAAACGGCCACCTTCAACAAAATTGCCACCCACTTTGCGCTGAACCATCGACTGCCGACGCTGATTTTCAGCCTGGAAATGACAGACCGAAGCCTGATAGAGCGCATGGTGGCGCAGGAGGCGCGCGTCAACTCCGAGATTTTTTATATCGGACCCAGCGATGACATGGAAATGGCGCTGGCAATGGCGAAGGCCAATGAGCTGGCCGAATCAAACATGATGATCGACAGCATGCCGGGCGCAACGCTGGCGCACATCGTAGCCGAATGCCGGAAGGTGAAACGCCAGCGCGGGACTGTCGGGCTGGTGGCGATCGACTACCTGACCCTGATGAAAGCCGAAGCGGCAGAGCGCCGGGACATCGCGTTCGGCGATATCACCACCGGTCTTAAAAACCTCGCCAAAGAGCTGGACTGCATAGTCCTGCTGCTTACCCAACTGAACCGAAAACTCGAAGAACGCGCCGATAAGCGACCGAATCCCAGCGACAGCAAAGACACCGGGCAGATCGAGCAGGACTGCGACGTATGGATCGGGCTGTATCGCGACATCGTTTACAACCAGAACGGCGATCCGCAGCTGATGGAAATGTTGCTGAGGCTGAACAGGGAAGGTGCCACCGGCACCGCGTATGCACTTATGAAAAACGGCTCTGTCATGGACATCACTGACGAGGAAGTTGCCCGCCGCCAGTCTTCCCGCACGGCAAAAAACAGCCGTTACGCACCAACGGAGGATTTTTGATGAAAAGGGTAGACCAGTTACTCGACCCATTGCTTACCCGGATCTGCCGCAGTCCCGAGCTTTCGCCGGAGCAGAAGCGCCGGAATCAGGAGTGGGCGGTAAAAATTCGCAAGCAAATTGACGCAGCAAGATTGGCTGGCGCCAAAAAGTAAAACAGGAGCAAGAAGAAATGGAAAATTTGACTGACACACTGAAATCGATGGAGAAAGCAACCGTCCGCGAGCTGGCAGCGCGGATGCAGATCGCACCGCTGGAAACGCTCGCTATGCTGCGTGAGTACGAGCAGGCAGGGAAGGTTGAGCGCGTCGGCGGGCACTGGCAGGTTGTCGAACCGAAGCAGGCTAAAAAAGTTGTCCGGAAAAAATCACAGGCCGAGGCTGCGCCACTAGCACCAGCAAAAATCCCGGCACCGGAAGTCACTGCCAAAACGGTCGTCGACAGCATCCCGAAATTCACCGAACGCCGGGCTGATGATCTGGTAATTCCCGCGCCAAAGTTCCTCGCGCAGGAAATCCGCCGCACGAAAAACAAGCTGGCTCGTCTTGAAAAAGTGCGCGCGCTGGCGCTGGAAATGCGTAAGCACAAAAAACTTTTCAGCGATTTTGCCGGGGTGGAAAAGCAATGAATACCCGAGAAATCATCGACCAGCATTACGGCGAATTCCCCGAAACGCTTTTACACGCCGAACTGTGCCGGGCATGCGCCCGGTCTGATGGTCGCAGTGTAAAACAGGCTCTGAAAGGCTTCGCTGTTGCCCGCCGGGAAGTTGTTAAAAGCGACGCGCTGAAAGGTGCGCTTCGCCAGATGGAAAAGAGCATGTTCCCCGAGACAGAAATTACCCGCATTCGTGCATGCATCGGGCGGATGGAAACCGCATTAGTTAAAAATTTGGGAGTGAAAAGAGCATGAATAATAGAAAAGTTCGCTGGTTACTAGCCAATAACTATCGTGTAAATCAGATAGTTCGCGTGAGCAATCACCGCAAGGTTCTTATTAATCAAGAAAAGGTTTATTTGTCTGGGGTTCGGGTAAAACCATCAGCATGTCAGAACCGCAGAAAAAACCATAACTACCTTTCAGTCCCCGTAGAACGGCAGTTACTCGAAAAGCTCCGCAGCCAGTCAGCACCATCACCGGTAATCGCACCGCTTCCAGTGGAACGTGACCAATACGGCTACTGGACTCACCCTGTATACAACGATTTCTGCGATGGTCGCGAGCATATTCCAACCGATGAATTTAACGCATGGATGGACGCTAACGGGCTGGAATGGACAGTCGTTTATCGCGACGAGGAAGAGATTGATCCGACTGTCGATGGTTACGACATTTCGAAATGGCAGCCCGAAGTGCCTGCCGGCGCTGGCTGGTTTGTTGGTTCTATCCATGACACCGAAGACGGCGCGGTCTGCATCTGGCTTCGCAATAAATCCGAGAAATCCCCTCGCGTTGCAGCAACACCCGAAACCGCATCTATCGCTCGCCAGTCTGAGCAGGTGAAGGGGGTGCAATCGTGAGCAACATGTCGACTTTAGAGCTGACCATTGCCATCAATGCAGTCGCTACTGACTGGTCTGTACGTGGCCCATTTCATGAGAGCAAAAATCCGTGGTTCTCACTGGTTAATGGTGAGTGGATTGGGTCACTTGATGGCTTCGAAACACGCCTGCAAGCACTACAGGCTATTTATGAGGCGGTGAAAGGCAACGCAGGAGAAGGAAATGAGTAAGTCATTCGCAAAAACTTTCATTCCTTTGCGTCAGTTTAAGCACAACCCTGAGCGCTTCAATGTTCTCTCATCTGGAGGCGGAACTCAGAGTAACGCAATCATCTGCCTGATTCATGCTGGCGTTCTGCCAAAACCAGATGTCATCGTGATGTCAGACACTGAGCGCGAGGCCAGCAATGTATTCACTTATCAGCGAGAAAATATTGCCCCTCTTTGTGAAGAAATGGGGGTTGAGTATCACATCATTAAAAAAAGTCTTTATGCAACTTATGACCTAGTTGCTTCAGATCCTGATGTGCCATTGCCTGGGTATTTCACTGAACTGAATGGACGCTCGCAAAATGGTGAATGTAGAGGTAAGCAACCCGCATTTTGCTCAGACAAATGGAAAACAGAGGTCATCCATCGCTTTCTTAACGAGCGCTATGGCGAGCTTAATCTTACTCGTCGTGGTGTAGATATGTGGATGGGAATCAGCATTGAGGAAGCCGCTAGGCGCATGCGTTTGACTACCGGGAAATGGCAGCGTCGCTATCCACTTATCGAAATGATGATGACAAAACAAATGGCGATACAGTGCGTTGAAGATTATGGACTGCCAACACCTCCACCTTCTCTCTGCTGGATGTGCCCGAACCGCGACGACGACCTCTGGTTGTACATGAAGGAACATGTACCAGAAGATTTTCAGCGCGCTTGTGATCATGAAAAGGAAATTCAGAAAACATGGCCGCATCTGTGGTTAACAAAGTATGGAGTTCCACTTGCCGAGGCTCCATTGAAACCAAGTGGCGGCAAGAATTCACAGATGGACCTCATCCAGTTTATGGAAACCGGTAGCGCAGGTCGTATGTGCGCTAATGGCAACTGTTTTGTATAGGAGCGTGCAGCATGACTAACAACGACGAGATAGCGCTGAAGCTGAAAGCGGCGGCTGACGCATGGCAAAACGCAGATGAAAAATATGACCGCGCAGAAATAACTATTTCTGATTTCGTATCTGCCGCCGACAAATACAACGGCATTATTAAAGACCCATCCAACATCCTCTCCCTGCTGGCAGAGCGTGACGCCGACAAGAAGCGCATCGCTGAGCTGGAGCGCGAGAAAGAAACAATGACAGCTGCTGCGCTTGCTATGCGTGATGACATGCGTGATGCCAGATCATTGCTGGAAGCGCGGACGGTGAGCGTTAAGTTGCCGGATGAGTTTTACACCATTGCAGACAATATCCGCACTCAGGACAACCGGATAACGTCAGAGCCGATGTTTTGCGTGTACCAAAAGCGTGAAATTGCAGTCGATTCAGATTGTGACTATGACCGCATTGTGTGGGTTGATGAAGATGGAAATGAAGCCAGTGAGCACAAAAGTGCTCGCCTTGAATTACTCCATGAGAATTTTCGCGAGCCGCCTGATGGCTGGCGTAGAGTTGCGGTGAAAGATGTTGATGATTTCGTTACCTGCTGCTTTACAGAGCGAGGATGTAAAGACTATCTGGCGTGCAATGGTCACAACCTTCGCCTGCCATTCATCTACGTAAAAAGCGGTTTCAGAAATGCTGAGTACATAAGCATTCGAAACTGGTTGGCTGGCATCAATCTGGAAGTGGGGGATTAATTGTGACCGAGTTTGAACGCGGTGTTTTTTATGCGGCATATCTGGTGTGCGAACTCCACGATAACCCGACCTGTGCCGCCGATATTATCAAAGAGGCCAATCTGGACGGCAGCAACATAACCGAGCTTGACGACTGCGAATATCACGTACTGCGCAAGCTTAATTCATCTGAGCATCTGCAACTGAGGACGCGATAATGACAGCACAACTGAGCCTGACACCAGGGTTACACAAAGAGCGACTGAACCATATCCGCGCATCATATGAGGCCAGCAAGCAAGGTCATGCGTTCATCGGTCACCCAAGCTATGACGAGCAGATAGGGATTATTGATGCACTGCTGGCGGGAATGGACAGCGAGCCGGTGGCGTGGCGTGTATCTGCTGGCCCGGATGGCATCACGCCAACGCATCTTACATCTGAACAGGATTACGCCGATCGATGCATTGAATGGGGTCGGGTTATTGAGCCACTCTACACTGCACCGCCAGCGCCAGTGGCGGTGCCTGCCGCGCTAACTGAAGGTTATCACCCTGCATATCTAGCAGGATGGAACTCCTGCCGCGCCGCCATGCTCAAGAATGGTACCTTCACCAATGAGGGTACCATGCAAGCCGAACCTGTAACGGCGGCTACATGGATTGCCGAGGCTAAAAAGATGGCAGAGATGTACGGGACTAGCTTTGTTGTCTTCCGCAACGGCGAAGAACCACAATGCGCAGACCCGCGCAAGGTCGTTATCAGCTTTACCGATGAAGGACTTGGATATCCGGCAGCACCTGTAACGGCGGCCACGGTGCCGGATGGGTGGAAGCTTGTTCCGGTTGAGCCGACAGAGAGGATGGTGATTGATGGCTTTGAGTCTGAGCCTGATGAAACATTCAGTGAGCCGGAAGTATGGGAAGCATATCAGGCCATGAGCGGTTGTCGACAGGCAGCGCATCGTGCCCGCCTGTGTTATGCGGCAATGCTCGCCGCAGTCCCGGCAGCGCCTGAGCAGGAGGCAAAATAACCATGGCTTTTATATCTCAGATTCACAGACATCACGGGCGCAATTCCTTACCGCCTTCCGTTACGTTCTCTTTGAGTGGAAAGGGCGGTTGCGTCGGTAGGGTGAGCAAAGCAACACCTTTTTGCGGTAAGCGAATAGACATTCAGATTGATGAATTAGTAAAAATGATACGCATCGGCGAGCGTAAAGACGGAGTATCGTGCTCGAAGGGCGGATCGTTCTCATGTTCCAGGGCCGTTAACGCGATGGTGGGTAGTGAGCGTATCGCGCTGACTGACGGGGGCGATGGCTGGTGGTATGGGTCGTATGCAACTGGAGCAAGAGGGGAGCCGGTAAAAATCCCAAAAGACTGGATCGAGTAATATATCAAAAAAACAATATTAAAATAAAAAACAAAAAGGCCGTTCGACACGGTCTTTTTTATTTTTAATAAAATTGGAAAAACTGATCTGAGTGTATAGTGAAATACTAGACAAATCTGACGAGATTAAAAATAAAGAGAATTATAACGATAAAAATAATTAATTATTCGATCAGATTTTTTAATTAATAATTGCATGAACAACTAATGAGAACGTAAAGTTTTATATTTATAAGATTTTTTCGTCGACACATTAAAAATTATTTGGTAATTAATATATGCAATAAATAGCATGCTAACTAATTACGTGTTCATATATTTTAGCAGAATTCTCCATAAGGAGTCATTAGAGTGCAAAGTAAAAATGATAATCTTCCCTTTCTTTCGAATTTCACCGGGAAGGCATTGATTACTTACAAAAAAGGGAGGCAGGTCAGGGGGTTTGCGCTTAAAAAAGGTGAATTTGTTACATCACTAAAAGCCCTTAGTGAAGCGCAGAAGAAAGTAAAATTTCCATAAGTTCTTTTAACGAATACGACGATGCGTTATAATAATCACGGGTCTGAACAACCCTGAGTAATTACTGTGCCGGGGGAAACCATGGCACAGCTTCAGTTAATTAAAATATCATCTAATTCGCTGGCGCCGGCTACGAACGAGGCCAGTGAATTTCTGCTACGTGTAAAAACTGGTGCGTGGCTCAATTGCGATGTTAAGCAGGCCAGGAATTATCTTTTCCACAAACGATTTTTTGCGCTGCTTAATCTCGGCTTCGAATACTGGACGCCAACCGGCGGCACAATCACGCCTGCTGAAAAGCAGTACCTATCCGGCTATATCCGCTACCTCATCTCCATCGTCGGCAACAGTGAAACACTAATCGAAACGGAGCAGGCCTACACGCTGCGCATCGCCGGGCGGCGCGCGAACGGACATGCCATCGTCAAATCTTTCGAAGCTTTCCGGAAGTGGGCGACCATAGAAGCCGGTTTCTACGACGAATACATCCTCCCGGACAACACCCGCCGCCGGGAAGCGCGTTCAATCTCTTTTGCGAACATGGACGAAACCGAGTTCCGGGAGGTGTATAAAGCCGTCTTTGGGGTTTTGTGGAACCACATCCTTTTCCGCGCGTTCCCGTCGCAACACGAAGCTGAAGCCGTAGCAATGCAACTGCTGGAGCTGGCAGCATGATATACGGATCGGTTTGTTCGGGCATCGAGGCGGCAAGCATGGCATGGGAATCGCTGGGATGGCGGCCAGCATGGTTTGCTGAGATAGAAAAATTCCCGTCGGCGGTGCTGGCGCAACGCTGGCCGGAAGTGCCAAATCTTGGCGATATGACAGAAATTCCCTCGTTGGTGAAGGCCGGGGTAATAGCTCCTGACGTGCTGGTGGGCGGCACGCCGTGCCAGGCATTCTCTATTGCAGGGCTGCGCAACGGGCTTGACGACGCGCGCGGCCAATTGACCCTTTCTTATGTGGAATTAGCAAATGTCATTGACGACAAACGACGCGAGCGAGGCGAAGAGGAAGTCATTTGTGTCTGGGAAAACGTCCCGGGAGTCCTCTCTGACAAAGACAATGCTTTCGGATACCTCCTTGCCGGACTGGCTGGAGAAGATGAAGCAATCGAACCTGGTGAGCGACCTGCAACAGGAAAAAGCAACGGATTCTGGAACTGGAACAAAAAGACCAGTAAGCACGTTGCAGCATGGCCGCAGCGTGGTTGTATTTATGGACCACAGCGCGCGCTGGCCTGGATTGTCAGAGATGCCCAATACTTCGGAGTGGCCCAACGACGCAAGCGTGTGTTCGTTGTCGCAAGTGCTCGAAGTGGATTCGATCCCGCAAAAGTACTTTTTGAGTTCGAAGGCGTGCGCCGGGATACTCCGCCGCGCAGAGAACCGCAATCGGCAGTTGCCGCCCTTACTGCGCGAGGCGTTGGAACGTGTGGCGCAGATGACAACCAGGCACAAGCAGGACATTCACAACCGGTAGTTGGTGCCATCACGGCTAATTCTTTTACAGGTGGGGCAGGAGGACGACCAGAAGGTGCTGCAGCCGGCCATTTTATCCCTGTTGCATTTGGCGGCGGAAACACCAGCGCGAATATTGACGTTGCCGCTTGCTTAACCGCTAAAGGGCAGCGCATCGATTTTGATGTTGAAACCTTTGCAATTCATGGCACACAGGATCCTGATGTTAATAGCGAACTGGCGCATACATTAGGCCGCAATCATGGGCAGGAAAATGCCTGCATCGCCTTCAGCTACAAGGATCATGGTGCTGACGCAACAATTGATTTATCGCCAACCATCCGAGCCGGTAACCACGACACAAGCCACGCCAACAGCGGCCAGCCTCCGGCAGTCGTAAATGCGTTAGCTGTTCGCCGGCTTACACCGCGCGAATGTGAACGTCTTCAGGGATTCCCTGACGATCACACTCTTATTGCGTGGCGCGGCAAAGATGCTGCCGATTGCCCGGACGGCCCTCGCTATAAAGCGATCGGCAACAGCATGGCGGTACCGGTCATGCGCTGGATTGGTGAGCGAATTGCGGAGGCTCTGCGATGAAAAAAGTCGACCTCCGAAAAGTCGCTCGCGGGAGAGATTGCGAAATAAGAATTCCTGGGGTATGCAACGGCAACCCGGAAACCAGCGTTCTGGCGCATTACCGCCTGGCGGGTACGTGCGGAACTGGCATAAAACCGAATGACCAGCAGGCCGCCATTGGCTGCAGCGCATGTCACGATTTAGTCGACGGTCGCACAAAAACAACCGAATACACACACGATGAACTGCGCCTTATGCATGCAGAGGGCGTTTTTCGCACGCAAGAAATCTGGCGCCGGGAGGGATACATCAAGTGATAGACGAGAACTTAATGAACTATGTGCGCATCGAGCTGCGCGGTGCGCTGGTGGACCGGTCGGGCAAAACAAAAGGCCAACTACAGGCTTTCAGTGAAAATCCACTGGCGGATAAAAAGCGCAATCCACGGCAGGCGATTTACACAGTAGAAATTGAAGACGGGAAGGGCGGAACGCGACAAGTTAAAGCGGAAAACAGCGCGGTATATGTGCTGGAGACCCGTAGCCGCCGACGACCATTACCGCCAATCACCGATAACGATTTTTCCGCAGCTCCGTGGCGCCGGGCGGTAAGCGCATTACTACCACACCAGCAAGCATGGCTGCGCTACTGCTACGGCTTCGATCTCACCTTTAAATATCAAACGCAGATCTGTGAAGCCGTGTGGAGTGAACTGCAAAAAAATCTTCCGACAGGGTTGCTTAAAAAGACGAAAAAAAGACTGGTTAGTCTGGTATGGCTGGCGGTACAGGACGTGGCTGCGCTGCATTTTAATGACACATATCAGGAGTACGCGGGCGCTGAACTGGCGCGACGGCTTGGCGTATCGCGGCCAACGTGGTGCGAAATTTATCGCTCACATTGGCTGATGATGAAAGATGCGGTGAGAGTGTTAGATGAGCTAGCCTTGACTGCTGTTTTAGAAAACCACCGAGATCACGTTTTCGACGAAGTTTGCGCTTAAGTATTGCAAAACCGAACAAAAACAGGCATATTTAGCGAATATTTGATAAATTGCCTTTATTGCATCACCCAGATACTAAACCCGCTTCAGCGGGTTTTTTTATTTGTGCTGCCGGGAACCTCATTCTGTGTCTTGTCGTTAATGCACCCGGCAGTGCAACCAAATCAGCCTCGGCAACTGCCGGGGCTTTTTTATGGAATAAATTCACTATGGCAAAACTCAACGACTTTATTAAAACCGCCTTCGTGAGGTGTTCTCCTTTACTGCTTATTTTGATCGCCATCTGGTACGCGGTAACCGCTGTCAATGCAACGAGCACCGCGACGAGCAACGCCTATCCCAAGGCAGTGATCTCGTACGGCCTTTCAGGCGCTAAAACTGACGACGAAATCACAGCAACCGTGGAGCTCTGGAAGCGTGATCACTGGGGCGCACAAATTGGTGCGCTGCGGGTGCTGTGCGAAGCCGATCGTGCATATGTGGACCAGCTCGGCGGTACTACGGTGGGAGCGAGACTATGCAGGACGGTAAAATGAACAAAGATCCTGGCTTCCTGGCTGATCTCTACGCGGGGATTAAGCAGGCTTGGCCGCAAATCTCCGGCGCCGGGCTGGCTGTGCTTATCTGCTACGGGCGGCTTATCTGCGACGGTGCAGAGCGCAAGTCTAACTGCTGGTGGCTTGAGCCACTGATATGCGGGCTGATCACCTGGGCAGCGACTTCAGGACTGACCTTCGCTATGGCAGTCTGGCTACCGAATTCCGTAATTAATCCACAGTCGCTATCGCCGCTGGTGGGCGGTGCAGTTGGCCTGCTGGGCGTGAAAAAACTGCGGGCAATCGCGATGAAAAAGCTTGGGGTAAGCGATGAAAGTAAGTGAAGCAGGGAAAGCGCTTATCAAATCTTTCGAGAGCTGCCGCCTCGAGGCATATCCCGATCCGGGTACCGGCGGTGCGCCATACACTATCGGCTATGGCAGCACGGCGGGAGTAAAGAAGGGCGATAAAATCACCCAGGCCCGCGCCGACATGCTGCTGAAACTCGATGTTGAAGCTGCCGCGCGAGCTGTAACTAACGCCGTCAAAGTGCCGCTTAATCAGAATCAGTTCGACGCGCTGGTGAGCTTTACTTTCAATGTCGGTGCCGGTGCGCTGGGCGAATCCTCGCTGCTGCGAAAACTGAATGATGAAAATTATTCTGGCGCGGCCAATGAATTTTCGCGCTGGATCCACGCTGGCGGAAAAATTTTGCTTGGGCTGGTAAATCGGCGGGAAGCCGAACGAAAGCTCTTTACGTCACGGAAATAATGGTGATGCTAATCGCAAAACAGCAATTTTCTTTATCTCGTAATTTCTATTTATATCTATTTATTCCTTTTTATATCTATTGATTGAGTAGTTTTAAATTACTGAAAATATTTGGTTAACTCAAGCCCTGCAGATGCGGGGCTTTTTTATTTCTGCTTTATACAGCGCATTCCCCGCGCATATATCAACGAGAGCTTTTCAGTAAGCGAGCCTGAGAATTGCCGTTAAAGGTGGCGACCTCTCTCGGGCGGCTTTTCTGGGGAACAGGCTCACTTTCTAAAAGGTTGACGCAATGAATGAATTAATTTTCAAAGATCACCACGTAATTCCGTTTGATAACGGCGATGGGAAAATTTGGTTCACCACTGAACAGCTTGCCGATCTGCTTGGCTACGCTAATGCGGGAAAAGTGGCAAACATTTATAACCGACATAAAGATGAATTCACCGAAAGCATGACGACCAAAGTGAGGATGTCGAACAATTCAATGGCTTACGGTGAACTTTCAAAGGAAAAACGGCTATTTTCCCCGCGTGGCGCTCATCTCATCGGGATGGTTTCCCGGACAAAGGTAGCGAAAGATCTTCGTCGCTGGATGCTGGATCTCGTCGAGAAAGAAAATGGGGTACAGATCGCGCAACTGACCCCTGAAGGTTTAATTGGAATGGCCGGGCAACAAATACACGACCAGATTGCCACATTCAATAAATTGTCGTTTAAACACCGAGGACAAAAGGGAAGTAATCTTTTTGCTCAAAGGAAGCGCGACATAAAAATTGTCAAAGAGGCGACGGCTCTTGCATTAAAACTAACTCAGTTAGCCATCCCCGATCTTGGTGATTTTCCTGATGGAGAAGAGCCAGTATGAATCCTATAGATTTTATCCGGCGTAACGTAAATGCCGAGCTGTTGAAGCTCGGCTACGACCCTAACGCCTCGCTGACTGGCGCTGATATGGCAGTTGACCATTATCGCAGGTGTTCGCAGGCAAGCCGAAAGGGAAAAATTTTCGATGACTGCCTGAATATTGGCAAAGCCTGGGCGAAGAAGGTCAGCACTAAAACCACCAGCATGCGGCGGTCGTCATGAACCGCCTGGCTGTTATTGCTGGTGGCCTGGCGCTGGTGGTCATTGCTGTTCTGGCTGTGCTGCTCGCTAACTCCCGCGCAGATCTCTCCGTTGCAGAAAGCAATAACCGCGTATTGCAGTCAGATAACGCACTGCAGGGGCAGGTGATAGCAACTCAGGCTTTCAACGTGAACCGGTTTAATGCCGTTGCTCAACAGGCAGCGCATGCAAACCAGCTCATCGCCGCTGGCGCGGAAAAAACCGTTATCGAATACCGGGAGATCCTGAAGCGTGAAAAAACCTGCGATTATCCTGTGCCTGCTGCTGTCGCTGGTGGGCTGCTCAGCACCGCAGCGCGTTTACGTGCCAGCGCCCTGCACGGCGATTCCGGCCAGCCTGACACAGCCGATGCTGGTGCCACTTCCTCCGGCGGGCTGACGTATTGCCAGGCTATTTTGTGGATAGCGCCGCTGCTGGCAGTTATCGAGCAGGGGAATGCCAGATTAGGCGGAATAAGAAGTATTGAAACAGAGAGGCAACATTAAAAACGGCTCTTAGCGAGAAGTGAGTTCATGTTAACTCGCGGGTTAGTTTTGTAAGTACCACTGCACTACATGGATTATCTATTGTTCTCTATTTTTTTCTTTTATCCAGTATTTATTCTAAAAACTATTGTTTAAGATGTAATTGACCACATAGATTCTTGACAGACAAGAATCGACGTGGTGGTAATTTGAACATTTCGATGATGAAATGAAGTATGGAGGACTTATGGCAACCAACCCAAGAGAACATGCGCGCCGCGTGCTGGATGCTTTTTGGTGTGGGCGAGGTTTTCCCGTCGATCCAGCAAAAATAGCAAGCGAAATGGGACTAGATGTCTTCATTACCGACTTGCCCGGTAAGGTTTCCGGTGCCCTGATAAAGCAAAAGGATCAGGATCCGGCTATTTTTTTGAATGGCGATGATAATAAAGTTCGCCAGCGATTTTCCTGTGGGCATGAACTGGGACATTACATCGCTCGCCAGGCAGATCAGAGTGATGAATACGAATATGTGGATCTCAGGGGAGAGACTGCAAGTAACGGAACTCACCCTGATGAAATTTTCGCTAACCAATTCTCTGCTGAACTCTTAATGCCGGTAGATGAAGTCAAGAGACTCCATGGGCAGGGACATCCAAGCTACATAATGGCCCATTATTTTGGTGTATCCGATGATGCGATGAAATTTCGCCTAAAGAACTTGGGGTTGAGGTGAGTCGCTAAAAATGCAGGAAGAAAGGAATCCAGAAGAAGACTTCAGAATCAAGTCGGACGTTCTGCGCATGTTAAAGGAAACCCTCAACCAGCACAGGCAGATCTCGGAGGATGAGGGGAAGCCAGAATCTCAGGATACTCCATCCTCACCGCCTGTTGCACCGGCAGCCAGACAGGTAAGTGCTCTGGATGCTGAAAGGCGTATTCTGGATAATAAAGACTTTGAAGCCGAAATAAACCTCAAAAAAGCATATGGCAAGTGGTTTTTAATTATTTTAGCCATGCAGTTGCTGATTATGAATGCTGTTTTTATAGCTGATGGGGCAGGAAAATTATCGTTCGAAGATCTAACTCTGCAGCTATACATGGGTGGAACGCTAACAGAAGTGTTTGGCCTTGTTCTTGTGGTCACTAAATATCTTTTCAAGCGAAAATGAAATAGCACATTACAACCCGCTCCGGCGGGTTTTTTATTGGCCTCGGCATCTGCCGGGGCTTTTTTATGCATGGAGAAAAAGAAGTGGAAAAAGCGCAGATCAGCAAAGAAACAAAAGATACCTACGTCGTAACAGCAGGCAGCTATCAGAAACGCTTTCTGGACTATCAGGAAGCGATTGATAACCTCCCGGACCTGATCCGCGTCTACGGCTATCCGGCGAGCATCAATAAAGAAACGGTGTATCTGATTCTGGAAACCATCGAATAGCAATCTCGGCCTCGCGTCGCGGGGCTTATAATTATCAGTGGCTGAGCAAGAGGAAAAATCATGAGCGAAGCAATTCCGCAGAACGGCAGCACAATCAAGGGCTATCGGCAGTTGCAACCGTCAAGCTGAACGGGATTATTTCACCCTCAGATAGTGAATTGAAACCAGTGGGAAAATGTTTCTAGATTGCAGGATTACATCAGGAAGCAGTGCTTGAATAAACAGCCACACTATTAGCCGATAGCGTGGCTCGTAATTAATACTTACTTGCTCGACTTCTCTTTGATAAGTACCCGTTGACCTTCTGTAATTAAGTAGCTCATTCCATGGGTATTGGCACTGAATTTTCCTTCTGAATCGAAGGACAAATCCAAAGTTCCACCCGAGTTGAAAACAACATGGTGGAATATTTTGCCGTCCTTGTGTTCGATGGTGTAGCTGCGAATATCTACAAGATTTTCGATACCGTAAGAAATGATTTTATCCATGTGCGTTTTAATTGGCTTTTCAGATGAAATATTACGTATACCATCCGCACCTGTCGTTACGGTAACTGCACCTTCGGGCTTCATTGTAAAAGATTTAGATTCGGTCATTCTTGATGCTCCTTGTTTTGAAGTAACCGCACTATTTATACAGGTAAATGGTTGCATAAAGAAATAACTGAATCTGCTTAGGCGGGTTTTTATTGTCAAAAAACCGGGGCGGTTATGTGTGGAATTAACAGACCTCTACCTAGTCAGGATTTTGTCGATGAGTTCTCGCCATACATCCGACAGATACCTGCTGAAGGTGTTTACGAATGGGTGCAGGAGCAAATTATTGCCGATGCTGGCCATTTGCATAACCATGATCACTTTCACCTCGCAGAAGCCGACATAGCGTTTATGTGGGCATCCAGCTCATTCGCCAAAAAGGGGCGCACTGTCCTCGGTCAGTGTGAAAAGGTGATGCTGCGCGCCGGCGGATGGCAGAAAGCCAGAATGGAACAGCAACTGCATGAATGGTTCGGACGCGTCCCGAAGTTCATTATCACGCTGGCCGCCGACTATTGTTCACAATGCAGTGACCTCGAATTCTGCGCACTGGTAGAGCATGAGCTTTACCACATCGCTCAGGCTACCGACGATTTCGGCGCGCCTAAGTTCAACAAAGAGACCGGGCAACCAGTATTAACACTGCGCGGCCACGATGTAGAAGAATTCACAGGTGTCGTACGTCGATACGGTGCCAGCAGAGAAGTAAAGGAGCTCGTTGATGCGGCTAATGCACCAGCAGAAGTGGCTCACATCGATATCGCCAGGTCATGCGGTACGTGCATGTTAAAGCTGGCCTAACAATATGACTGATTATGACAGGCAGGTAATCTATGGCGACACTCAAAGGTGAGGTCAAAGCCTTCATCGTTCAGTCTCTTGCCTGCTTCGATACCCCATCTCAGGTGGTTGAGTCGGTCAAAAAAGAATTTGGCCTGAGCATCACTCGTCAGCAGGTCGAATCCCACGACCCGACGAAAGCAAACGGCAGGGGGCTGGCGCAAAAATGGGTTGAGCTATTCCACGAAACCCGTAAACGTTTCCAGACCGAATTAAGCGATATCCCGATAGCCAATAAAGCCTATCGTCTGCGCGCCCTCGACCGGATGATGACCAAAGCTGAGGGTATGCGAAACATGGCGCTGGCCGCCACACTGATGGAGCAGGCGGCGAAAGAGTGCGGGGATGCATATACGAATAAGCAGAAGGTTGAACACTCAGGCGGCCTTGCCGTGAGCTCAGTTGCATCTGTCATGGACGAGATAGGAGATGAAGACCTGTAAGGAGTCGCTGTGTTAACTGAAAAGCAGAAAGCGCTCCTGAAGAACAGGTTATGGCGTCTCAATCACCTCTACAAAATAAAAGATAAAAACGGCAAGTGCGTAACTTTCAAGATGACTCCGGAGCAGCTGGAGTATTTCGACGGCATGCACGACCGCAACGTAATACTTAAAGCACGCCAGCTTGGCTTTACCACTGAGGTGTGCATCATCCAGCTTGATCTGGCGATCTTCCACAAAAAAGAATGCGCCCTAATCGCTCATTCGCTCCCGGATGCAGAAAGACTATTCCGCAACAAAACGCAGTTTGCTTATCAGCGGATGACCGACGATATCAAGCTTGCTAACCCTCTCGTCAAAGAGACGACCAGCGAGTACGTCTTCGCGAAAGGCGGTAGCGTAACGGTGTCGACATCCTTCCGCGGCGGCACGCTGTATAGCCTGCACGTGTCAGAGTTCGGGAAGATATGTGCTAAGTACCCAGAGAAGGCCAAGGAAATTGTTACGGGAGCTTTTGAGGCTGTGCCACTTGGTGGCGTAATCACACTCGAGAGTACTGCTGAGGGGCGGGCTGGTTATTTCTATGACTACTGCACCGAGGCTGAGAAGGCCATGCTGCAGGGTAAAGAGCTTTCCAACCTCGATTGGAAGTTTTTCTTTTTTTCCTGGTGGAAAAATCCGCAGTACGCAATCGACCCGGTAGAGCCATTACCGCAGCGCCTGGCTGATTACTTCGCTGAAATGGAAGCGAAGCATGGTGTAATTGTCGATGAGCGCCAGAAAGCCTGGTACTACGCCAAAGAGAAAACTCTCGGCGACGATATGAAGCGTGAATACCCGACCATTCCGGCTGAGGCATTCCAGCAATCGGTCGAGGGCGCGTACTACGCTAAACAGTTCCGCTGGCTCTACACCAACAAGCGTATCGGACATATCCCTGATAACTCACACCTCCCGGTTCACACCTTCTGGGATATCGGCGTGGGCGACTCCACGGCTATCTGGTTCGTTCGTGAGGTTGGCGAAGAGTTCCACATCATCGACTATTACGAAAACTCAGGCGAGGGGCTGCGGCACTACATGAAAGTGCTGAAAGACCGTGGCTATGAATATGGTGAGCACTGGGGGCCGCATGATATCGAGAACCGCGAATTTGCGGCTGACGCGAAGTCACGCAAAGAGTTGGCGCGAGAAGGTTATGAAATAGATGGTGAAATGTACTCAATGAATTTCAGCGTGGTACCAAAAACTAGCATCGATACCGGCATAGAGTCGGTGCGAGAGATCCTCCCAAGCTGCGTTTTTGACGATGAAAAATGCGCACAGGGTATATCCCACCTTGAGGGCTACCGAAAAGAATGGGACGACAAACGCGGTTGCTGGAAAGATAAGCCGCTTCATGATTTCACGTCGCACGGCGCTGACGGCTTCCGTTATTTTGCCGTTGCCAAAAACAATACGATCCAGCACAGGGGTATGCTTGTACGCTCGCGCTAAGGGTGAGAAATGACAGAAAGTGAAATGAAACAGCAGCGCGCCGCTAACTCAGGTATCGAACGGGATCGCAATAGAAACCTATCCTTGTTATTCCACGGTACCGGCAATACAAAGCGACGCCACTTGTACCAGGAGTTCGGCTATCCAGTAGAGCTCTGTTTCGATGACTTCTATCGCGCATACCGGCGCAATGCTGTCGCTGGTGCCGCAGTAAGCAGAATGGTAGATGGCTGCTGGGAGGACTTTCCTGACCTCTACGAAGGTGACAAAACTAAGGACGCAGAGTCACTTAGTGCATGGGATAAGCGTATCCAAAAACTGCTCAAGAGATGCTGGAAGCAAATCAAAGGCGCTGACCGGCGGAACTTAGTTGGCAGATACTCAGCGCTGCTGATTCAACTAAAAGACAGCAAGCCTTGGGATGAACCGGTCGATACGGCTATTGTCGGGCGTTTGCAGGAAAAAGCGCTGGTGAAGCTTATCCCTGTGTGGGAGGCGCAGATCGAGCCGATAGCATGGGATATTGACCCGACAAGCGAAAAATTTGGCGATGTCACGATGTATTCGTTTGTCGAGCTGCCTGTTGAATCTGCTGTTGATGCTCGCCCTGGTCGCATCATCAACGTCCATCCTGATCGCGTAATTATTTTTGCTGAAGGATCAGATGACGGAATTTTAACATCGGGCAGGTCTCTGCTGGAGCCGGGTTTTAACAAACTTCTGGATATTGAGAAGACGTCCGGCGGAGCCTCTGAGGGATTCCTGAAAAACGCCAGTCGGCAGCTCAATTACAGCTTCAGCGAAAAGACAAACTTCGCGGCGCTCGCTAAGGCGCTTGGCGTCAAAGAAAACGAGCTTGCTGATGCTCTAGACAATCAGGTACGCCGGCTCAACGACAGCACGGACAGCGCTAGTTTTATGCAGGCAGGCACCGCAGAGGTGCTTAGCGTTGCCGCCGCCGATCCTGAGCCAACGTGGCGCACTGCGCTTAATGAATTCTGCGCAACGGTGCCGATCCCGGTAAAAGTGCTGGTGGGTATGCAAACCGGCGAGCGCGCCAGCACAGAAGATGCGAAAGACTGGGCAAAGACCCGAAACAGTCGGCGATCTGGTTTCCTGACGGATGTGATCACCGACTTGGTAACGCGATTCTGGACGCTTGGCATAATTCCGCCACCCCGTGGAGAAGAAATCACCGTTGGATGGTCGGATCTTCTCGCGCCGAGCCAGGCGGAAAAAATCGCGAATATGTCTGCTATGGCTGACGTTGCTGCGAAAACAGTAAACGCGTTCAGTCGCTCGGCAATCACTGAGAATGAGGTCAGGGCAGTAGGCGAAATGCAGCCGATACCAGAACTCGATGAAGAGCTACCGCCGGAAGATGAAAAAGAGAAACCAGATCCCCTTGGCGCGGACGAACGCGAAGCCTAAAAGCCCAATCATCCCACGCTCACGAACAGACCCTACGCAGTCGTATCGTCATGTTCGCAGGATGGCGCGGGATATAGATGACCGGTATTACGCAATCAAACTGGCGCTGAAGGACCTCTTTACACGCCGCCTGACGGGTAGAGAGCGCGTCGATAATTCTAAGAAGTGGTATTTTCTTTGCCATGACAATGGCGCCATGCCAACGCTTTACCAGGTCAATGCTGGGAAATTTATTTATAACCTCACGCCTCAGTTGATTGATGAACTACTGGCTGAAATAAAAATAATCCTGGATAGTTTTTTGCTGGAAGGCGGTGATCTAAATTTTTGGGCCATGGATTATGTCGAGGCAGAATTCCGCCGCGGCACACACAGCGCGTTTATAAATCTTTCTCACCAATCAGACATCTATTCCAGCCAGACAACGTTACAAATGCTGCTCAATAGCCCTGGCTACCTAAATCAGGTGGCGACGGCGCGCGCAACCACGATAAGTGACTGGAAAGGTATCAGCGACTCCGCGCGTGCTGATCTGGTTAGCGTGGTCACTGATGCTATTGCTCGCGGTGTAAATCCAAGGGAAACGGCAAAGGTCGTTAGCAAACGTCTCGATGTTTCGATGTCGAAGGCCAAGAATATCGCTCAGACTGAGCAGGTTGGCGCGTTACGCCAGGCTCAGTGGAATGAAACAGACTGGGCTGCCGACAGGCTGGGACTGAATACGGGGTTGCTTCACCTTTCTGCGCTAAAGCCCACCACGAGGGCAACACATGCGTTCTGGCATGGCAAGGTCAGGACTGTGCAAGAAGTGCGTGATTGGTATGCGGTCGATGGAAATAAATACCACTGTTATTGCAGCCAGACACCTGTTCTGCTCAACGACGACGGTAGCATATTCAATGAAGGGCTTTCGAAAAAGCTCGCCACCGAGAGAAAGCGGTGGCAGAGCCAAACTACTTAAACCACAGGAAGAACTGCTTCCAGGTTAAACACAACTGTGAATTTTGGTGTTTCTACTCCTATCACGGAAGATAAAGCCAGCATAGCAGCAGTGGCTGCTGCTTTTGCAGTTACCTTATCATCAAGCGATGGTGCACCTGTGGTTGTGAATACTGCGTCCAGATTTTCTTTTTTGCCATCGATTAGAGCTGAAAATATTACCTTGCATTGCATTTTAACCCCCTGTTTTCAGTGATTAACAATAGTTTGCATAATGAGGAATACCCATGAAGCTGTCCAGCATTCATGTAAAAAGCCTCGCCATCAACGCCTCCAACATCTCAATGACAACCATCAATGGTCAGGAACACTACGTCATTCGTGGTGCGGTTCCGATCGTCGATGACATCGTGATGAATGGAGGCCTGTATCCGGCTGAGGAGATTAACAACAGTTACCAGACGATGGAGCGCAAATTGATGCCGCTCGGCCATCCAATGGTGAACGGCAAATACGTCAGCGCTAACGATCCACAGGCGGTGAACGATTACTACGCCGGGGCATGGGCTCAGAACGTCAGTAAAGCTGGAGATAAGACGGTTAATGACGTCTATGTCAACAAGGCGGTAGCTGAGACAAAGCCAGATGGTAAGCGCCTAATCGCCCGGCTGGATGAGATGATTGCTGGCACAAATTCCGAGCCAATTCATCTTTCTACGGGCCTTCTGCTGAATAAAGAGCAGAAAAAGGGCGAATCGAAGGGGAAGAAATACTCCTGGGTCGCACACAACATGCAGTTCGACCACATCGCCATTCTGCTTGACGAGCCTGGCGCGGGAACGCCGGAAGAGGGCGTTGGCATGTTCGTTAATGCTGACGGGCAGGAGGGCGAAGTGGAGAACGCCAGCCTGATTGAAGCGGCAAACAGCATGAAAGACGGCTGGTGGAACAAAGTGAAGTTCTTCCTCAACAACTCCTCTGAAATGTCATTCGACGACATCTATCAGGCGTTGCGGATGGCTATCAAACAGAACAACAAAAAGTGGCGCTACGTCGTCAGTGTCTGGCCTGACCATTTCGTTTACGAAGAAGACGGCGAGAGCGCCAAACCAAAACTCTTCGATCAGAAGTACCTCATCTCTGACAAAGCCGTGACGCTTGTCGGCGATCCAGTAGAAGTCGTGCGCAAACCCACTGAGTACGAAGTCAAAACCAACGGAGAAACAAACCCGATGAAAGAGAAGATGATCGCCGCGCTCAATGCCGCTGGCGTAAAAACCGAGGGGCTGACCGACGATCAGGTCTGGGATGCCTATAACCAGCAGATGCAGAAGAAAGAAGGCGGCGGCGATCCGGGCCAGACGCAGATTAACTCTGACGTGATTACTGCGGCAGTAAACGCGGCCATCACCCCGCTGAACGAAAAGTTGAGCAAGCTGGAAACTCAATTACAGGCCAACGCAGATAAAGACCTGGCAGATAAACGTGCCGCTGTGAAAGCGAAATTCGAATTTGATGACGCTGCGGTTAACTCATTACAGGGCGAAGCTCTCGATGCGCTTTATGCGAAATGTCAGACCAGTTCTGGTATCAACTCGTCATTCACGCAGGTCAATGCTGAAAATGACCAGTGGAAAGACTATGACCTGAACGCAGGCATGGAAGAGGAGGATAAATAATGGTCGCTAATGTTATCTACCGTGGCCCGGTCACTCGTGAGCCGTTAACAGTAAATCTGCCAGTAAACGGCGCATACAACCCGGGTTCTATCGTCTACGAAGCCAACGGGAAATTAGTTCTGTCGGCTGGGACTGAACCACGCTGGATGATTCTGAGCAATCGCCGTTTCACAGGGCAGGATGTGTCGACCGCATACACATCCGGCGAAACTGGCGTTGCGTATCGTGTTGAAGGCGAGCAGGAATACAACGCGATGCTGGTTGGTGCTGCATATACCAAAGGAATGGAGCTTAAACGCTCTGCCAGTCCTGCTGGGGCATTTGCTGCCGCAGCATCAGGAGAACAGGTCGTAGCTGTGTTTGATGAAGCCGACCGCACTCTGGCAACCAACGGACTCGGCGACATCGTGATTTTGTCCGTCCCTTATATCAAAGCGTAAGGTAATAAAATGTTAAAATTCACAAAAGATCAGCAGGCGCTGATCATTAATGCCCGTCGCCGCTGGGACATCATGCAGCGCAATATGGCGGCCCAGTATGGTTTTGCTGTCAACGATGCAAACGGTCAGTTTATTGCCTACGACAAACTGGTTGGTAATGCCTCTGTATTACCGAAAGATGTGTGGGGAGAATGGGATCGCTCTGCTATCACCGTGCAGCGCGATGTTCTGGCTGTGTTTAACGATCTTGCCGCCAGTGTTTCACGTCCTATGGCGCTGGGGAAAATCGTTCACTATTTCATGACGCTCTCTGATTCCGGCGATGTGAATATCAGCCTGGACGGTCGCAGCAAGGCGAAAACCGATCAGCCGGTAATGAATTATGAAGGTACCCCGCTGCCGATTATCGACAGTGAATTATCTTTCGGCTGGCGTCAGATGCTGGCGGCGCAGACGGAAGGCTATTCGCTGGATACCGACGCCATTCCTAACCACCAGCGCAAGATTGCCGAAAAACTGGAAGATCTGGTGCTCAATGGTGACCCGACTATCAATGTCGGCGGCGCAACCATTTATGGCTTGCGTACCGCACCTAACCGGGCTACCGGAACCCATGGCCTAACACTGAACGGTGCAACGGGGGCGCAGTGGCTGACCGCAATTACTGACCTTGTTAATCTGCTGCATGCTAAAAACTTCTACGCGCCTGTCACGATTTACCTGAACTATAGCGACTGGTTCTATGCTTCAGTGAATGACTACACCGCAGGCTACCCGAAAACGATTCTGGCGCGCCTGATGGAAATTCCAGGCATCGCCGCGCTGGTTCCTGCGTCAAAAGTCCCTTCTGATGAACTACTGGGCGTAGTGAAGCGTCCTGACATCGTTCAGATCCTTAATGGCATGCCAATGACCATGCGCCCGAAAGCGCGCCTTAATCCGGAGGACGATTATACCTTTACCGTCCTGGCCGCCGCTGCCCCGCAGTTCAAACACGATGATGAAGGCCAAGCTGGCTACGTCCAGTTAACCAGCGCCTAACGATCGGCAATCAACTTTCCGGGGCTACGGCCCCGCTTTTATTCAGGAGGCCATATGGCTGACGAAAAAAAACAAAAATGGATGCTGACTCATGACAGTCACGAACTGAAAAAAGGCCAGGTATACGAAGGCGAAAAACTTCCTCTATGGCTGGTTGGTAAGGCTATTCCTGTCGCCGATCGAACGTTGGAGGTGGCGACGCCAGCAGAACTGGTAAAGCTACAAACATCACTCGATGAGGCCACCAGCAAGGTCACATCGCTGACCGAAGCAAACACAAAGCTACAAACATCACTCGATGAGGCTCAGAAACAGATCGAAGATCTGAAGAAAAAGGCTAAATAATTATGGCTACCCCAATTACGGCAGATGATGTTAATGGATTCCTAGCTGAGTTGGGGTATTCCATCCCCTCAGCCTTGCTTGCACCAATAATTTCACTCGCTAATAAAACGATCCCGTGTCTCGAAGGTGCAGGCTACGACGATGACATTTCTAAACTGATCCTGATGTATGCGGCGGCGCTGATGGCAACTTCATCCGGCGCGCGGCGCATTAAATCACAGGGCGCGCCGTCTGGGGCATCGCGATCGTTCGATTACACGGCGGACGGCATCGACTGGCTACGTGATGCGCTTACGCAGCTTGATACCAGCGGATGCACTGATGCTTTACCAATAAGTGCAGATAGTAGTCTTGGGCTTTTCCTTGTCGTTGGTGGTTGCCGGTGAACTGGGTACAGGTAGAAAGCAGGCTACCGCGCAATTTTACTCGCGTATGGGTACAAACCGACACTGGGCGGCAAACTACAGCGTACGTGAAAAGCGATGGCACATGGTTTATTAACTGTGCGGCGATTCGCGCGACGGGCGCAGCCGTTATCCGCTGGAAGGAGTAAAAATTGTCTTCCCTGGCTTCATGGTCTTACACGGCGAAAGCCACGGTATGGCGCAATCTTGGCAAGAGTGAGGTAGGCGACCCGCTTGGTTATAACGCGCCAGAAATTATCGCTGTCGATTACGAGGGCGGCCTGAGTAAAAAACTCACCTCATTGGGCGCTGAGATTGTCGTTAAAAACACCGTCTGGAGCGAGTATGCCCTGGCAAAATCCGGTGATTACCTTCTTATCGGGGAATCGACAGAGGCCGATCCGGTCGCGGCTGGCGCTGATGAAATAATGCAGGTGGTTAGGTTCGCTGACACGTTCGAACGAGTAGCGGATGACTACGCCATTTTAACGGCGGGGTAGCCATGGGAATAAAAGTTAAGGGCGTTACTCAGGCCGTGCATAACCTGAATTCAATTATTGACGATGTGCAGGGAAGAAAAGCATTTCGCGCATTGCAATCAGCGTTACTTTTAATTGGTGCCCGCGCCGCGTATTACACCCCGATCGACACCTCCACCCTCATTAATTCTCAGTTTCGCGACGTCGATATCAACGGCACACGCATAACCGGGCGCATCGGCTATTCAGCTAAATATGCAGTTTATGTCCATGCCATGCCGGGCAAGCTGAAAGGGCAGCCACGCGCACATTTCGGAAAAACGCGTGCAGGTGAACAGTTTGGTGGCGGAACAGGAAAAGGGAAATACTGGGATCCGCATGCGGAGCCGCAATTTTTGACCCGTGGCGCGAACGAAGAGAGGGATGCGGTGACGGCGGTGATGCGTAAGGAATTATCACTATGATACCGATGATGTATGAGCGCGTGCGCAACATGTTTGGCGAGGCCGGATTAACGGTCGGCTTCACCGTGCAAATGTTGATGTATGACGACCCCGGCGACAAATCGAAAGCGGTAATGGTATTCCGGCCAAACGGCGGATCGCCAATACGTGATAATCTTGGATCGGAATATTTTGTGCTCGTGGACGTCATAAGCGCAAAAGACCGGCGAACTGATGCCGTAGCCGCAGTGCAAAAAATTATTGATTACGTACAGGCTAATCCCCTGGGGGATGAATGCCTGGGCTATATCCAGAATATAGGCTCCATCCCACCACCAGTGCTTACCGAAGATAACCGGATGGTCTTTCGGTTGCAGTTTTCCTGCAATTTTGGCGATTAGCCAACGCATCACAAAACAACCCGCTTCGGCGGGTTTTCTTTTTTATACGAAAGGAGTTTCTATGGCTGATTGCCAGAATGCTAATGAGCGTCTTTTTGGTGGCGCTGTCGTGCTGGAAGTGGCAGATGGTTGTAGCGATACGCTGCCTGATGAAACTGACTGGAAAGCGCTTGCCGCCGGTACAAGTAAAGGTTTCGACTTTAGCCCGAACTCAGTAACCAGCGATGCCGATGATGGCGGCGGTTACGTTGAAACTATTATCACAAACAGCGATTTTACGATCTCTTTCGAAGGTGAAGTTCGCAAAGGCGACAAGCTTGATCAGTATGGGTTTGGTAAATTTGCCAAATATTTTGCTGATTCCCTTTCCGCAAAAAAACAGCCAGGTATCTGGGTGCGCATGGACTATGGCCCGGTGGAGTTAGTTGGTTACATGAACACCACGGCGCTTAGTTCTGATGGTGGAACTAACGACATTGTAACATTTTCGACCGAATTTAAGGTTGGTGATGCGACCACTATCCAGGTGAACCTGACCGGTGCTCTGGCCCTTACCACTGATCTGCCGCCTACTGATGCGGTTGCTGATGGCGACGCGCTGACACTCACTCTCGCAGCAAGTGGCGGTACCGCGCCGTACACATACGCATGGAGCAAAGACGGGACGCCAATCAGCGGGCAGACGTCAGCAACGCTTAACATTGCGGCGGCGGCATCGACCGATTCGGGTAGTTATACGTGTACGGTGACCGACTCTGCAGCTACGCCAGCAACGGTCACATCTTCGGCATGCACCGTCACTGTCAGTTAACAGCCATCACGGGGTGGCGACGGCCACCCTTCCAGCACTGGAGAAAATATGGCCTTAACTGAAATCGGCGAGGTGCTGATAAGCGATGCCCGCGCCGGGGGTGAGGATTATTTTTTTCGCCCGACATTTGAGGCGATGACCCGCATAGGCGATCCGGAAGAGATTGTATCTGTTTACGCAAAAATAAACGGGGATGAGGCCAGATCGTTAATTTCCTCATCGTTCCGCGCGCTGGGCTATTTGCCAGCGTGGATTACCCCGCAACTGCATTTGATTGGCGATCGCCTTCTTACGTCGGCTATGAGGGTTTTGCAGGCGTGCTGTGAAAAGGATCTGACACCGCTCATCGGTGAGTGGAAGGGATGGAGCAGGTATGTCGTTTATCGCCCTGGGCTAATACCTAAAGACGACATCATCCTTATTGCACAGCACCTCATGCTGCATGGTGTTATCGGCAAAGCGAAGATCCGGAAATTGCAGCGACACGAAAATAACGAGACCACCTCCGAGTTTCGCGCGTTCGACTATATCAGCGCGGCACGCGCGCATTTTGGCATGTCGCGTGAGGAAGCCTCCCGGTTGACGATGACAGAATTTATTTTATTGCTGGCGCAAAAATTCCCGGATCAAAAAGGCTTCACGCGAGAAGAGTATGACAAAGTCGCTGACGATTTTTTAGCGAAACAGGCAGCGCGCCGGGCAGCATCAAAAAAATAATGGGGGAAAAATGGCAGAGCAAAGCGCCGGGAGTATCGTTTACGAAATCAGCGCCGATGTCGCACCACTGTTGCAGGCCAGTAAGCAGGCAGCGGAGGTTTTAAAAACCATTGGCGCGTCGGCTGAAAAATCCGGGGATGGCCTTAACGGCCTTGATGGACAAGCATCAAAAACAGCGCAGTCTTTCGATCAATTGAATGGCTATGCTAAATCGATGGATGGATCGCTCAGGCAACTGACTACCGGCGTTAGTGAAATCGCAAAAGCATTAACCGAGGCCGGGAACGGTGCTGGTGGAACTGCTGGCGGGCTAAGCCGCGCTCAGGCAGCGATCGAATCGCTCACCCAACAGATCGCCATTTTTAAAGATGCGCAGGAAAACGGCACGCGAAGTGCCGCAATTATGGCCGCACAAATGCGCGCCGGTGCCGGTGCTACCGATGCCGAGAAACAAAAAATAGCTGAGCTAACCGGTCAGTTATTCGATATGAAAAAGGCCGCCGATACGTCAACCGGCGGTAATAAAAACTGGAAGTCAGGTGTTCAGCAGGCTGGCTATCAGGTGCAGGACTTTATCGTTCAGGTGCAGTCCGGCCAGAATGCGCTTATCGCCTTCAGTCAGCAGGGGTCTCAGCTTGCTGGCGCATTCGGTCCCGGTGGTGCTGTTGTTGGTGCGATCATAGCGCTCGGTTCAGTTCTGGCTGGCGTGCTGATTACGTCGCTAAACGGCGGCAAGAACGCGATGGATGCGCTCAAAGACGCAGCCGAAGCCATGGACAGGGTGATCACCGTTTCTTCTCAGGGTGTTGCTGCGCTGTCTGATAAATATGCTGCGCTGGCGCGTGTTAACGCCGATGTAGCGACGTTACTCCGCAATCAGGCACTGCTCGAATATAACCAGGCGATCGCTAAAATCCCCAAAGCGATTAGCGATGCATCTGATGCTTTCATTACGCTAGGTGATCGTGCTCTGGCGGCGGTTGGTGGCGCATCTCCCAGTATCAGGAAGTTTAATGACGAGCTTTCTGCTCTTGGCATCACCACAGGAGACTGGGGTGAGGCGATCAGGCAGGCTAATAGCCAGGGGCAGTATGCATCCGGGGTTGTTAGCTCGCTGTCTTCTACAGTCAGTACGCTTTCCTCTCGTCTTGGTATCAGCAAGCAGTCGGCTTTTGATCTGGCAAGACAACTATCTGACCTGAGCAATAATCCGTCTCCTGAAGCTCTTCAGGAACTAGCTAAAAAACTTCAGGACATGAAGTCATCTTCAAAAGATGGACAATCAGCGATAGCGGAACTGGCTGGCAAGCTGGTTGATCTGGCAAGAGAAGCTGCCAACGCGAAGATAAATGTCGATAGTCTTAACAAGTCTACCGACAACCTTACTGCAGGGCAGCAAAACCTGATTAAGCAGTCTGAACGAAACCTTGCACTTTCAAAATTGCAGGGTGAAGCACGGGCGCGTTTGCAGGCTCAGTATGCTGCTGAGGATGCAGGATTTTCGAAAGATGATCCGCATACGAAGCAAATGGAAGATGATGCCGCAGCGACTTACGCAAATACGGAAGCGCAGAGAAAATTACAATCTGAGCAGAAGAAGGGGGCATCGCAGCAGGAAAGCATCGCGCAAAAGTTAGCCAACCTCAAACAGCAGGCCGATCTTGCGGCTGATTCAACCAACAAACTTAGCCGTGAACAGGCCATACTGACCGCTCAGCAATCGCTTGGCAAAGGCGCGACGCAGGCTCAAATTGCAGAGGCTGGACAATATGCCGCCGTAAAATGGGATACCGCTAACGCACTGAAAGCGCAGGCGGCAGCGGAGAAGTTATTGCCGGAGGCGCGGGAAAATGCCAGCTACAAACAGGATGTTGATGACTTAAAAACCGCGCTTGATGCAAAAAAAATCAGTCAGGAGCAGTACAACGCAACGACTGAACAACTTGAGGCCCAGCACCAGGTCAACCTTGCGAAAATTCGCGCAAATCAGGCAGTGACGCCACAGCAGGCCGCCGCCGGAACTGTTGACCCCATACAGCAACTGGCGAATGAAAATGCGCAGAAACTTGCACTTATCCAGCAGTTTGAAACGCAAGGTGTGCTGACGCATCAGAATGCAATGGCTCTCAAAAATGCTACCGATACGCAGTATGAGCAAGCTCGAATCGCCGCACAGTGGGAGATTTTCCGTAACCAGAGCCAGGCAAACGAGCTTTTAGCTTCGTCACTTGATGGCCTGCAGAGCGGTGCAAGCAGTGCAATTACCGGACTGATTAACGGTACGCAATCCCTCCAGGAGGCGTTTGCAAATATCGGTTCCACCATCCTGAACAGTGTCGTAAGTAGCCTCGTCCAGATGGGGATGGAGTGGGTTAAAAGCCAACTGATGGGGCAAGCTGCTGCCGCCGCGTCTTTGGCTGCTACCGTTGCGCAGGCCACGGCAGCGGCTTCCGCCTGGGCACCAGCCGCTATCAGCGCTTCAATTGCCACGATGGGAACGGCCTCCGCAGTCGGCCAGACGGCCTATGTCGGCTCACTACTGGCTGCAAAAGGGATGGCGCTGGCTGGCGCCCGGGAGCATGGTGGACCTGTATCGGCGAACTCAATGTACCGCGTCGGCGAAGGCGGCAAGCCGGAAATCTTCAAAGCGAATAATGGCAGCCAGTACATGATACCCGGCGACAACGGAAAAGTGATTAGCAACCGCGATATGCAGCAGGGATCCAGCGGATCTAACAGCATCGTGCAGCACATCACCTTCGAAATTAACACCACGGGCGGCATTGACCAGGCAACAATGAAAGAGATGGAAGTGATGATGAGGCGAGTAGCGCTGAACCAGATTAGTGACCAGGCTAACCGGCCAAACGGCATGATCCAGCCAAGGAGGAAATAGTGCCAGAAACTTTCACGTGGCCACCACAAAAAGGCTATACCGCGCAGCGTACACCAAACGTTGCTGTGGTTAAGCTTGGTGACGGGTATGAACAGCGGCAAGTTCGCGGCATAAATCCCCTGATGGATAGCTATTCACTTACGTTTCGTGGTTTCGATAATAACTGTAATCGGCCAAATGTCGCCAGGGAGGTTGACGCGTTCCTGCGACAGAGAATGTCAGTTGAGTCATTTTACTGGACGCCATCAGACACAGGAAAACAGGCGCTGTTTGTGTGTCGTTCGTGGAGTATGACAAAGACCGGATCTGTGTGTGATTTGTCCGCAACGTTTGAACAGGTGCCAGCATGAAAGACATTCCATCCGAACTTATTATTGCAAGTGTCGACGCCGGCGTCGGGGCTTTTGTTGATCTCTTCGAGGCCGATCTCACACGGTTAGGCGGTGATGTTATCCGGTTTTATTCCGGCGTAAATGGTTTTTTCGGGAACGTCATCTGGAAGGGAAATTCTTACAATGCATACCCGATCACCGTTGAAGGTTTCGACGTCAAAAACGAGGGAACTTACTCCCGGCCAACAATGACACTGGCGAACATATCCGGGCTTATCACCGGCATCAACAGTGATTTTTCGGATGCGCTTGGCGCTGTGATAACCCGGCGGCAGGTTCCCGTACAGTATCTGGACGCAGCGAATTTCCCAAACGGCAACCCACAAGCAGATCCGACAATGGAAGCCGTTTCGCGGTACGTCATAGAAGAAATGGTGGAAGAAACTTTTGAGCAGGTTACTTACTCGCTGGCAACGCCGATTGATTGCGATAACGCCATTATTCCGGCGCGTACTATCCTGGCTGAGATTTGTCAGTGGCAGTATCGAGGAACGGGTTGCAATTATGACGGGCCGCCGGTTGCTGACGAACGAGACAATCCCACCAGCGACCCAACTTTAGATAAATGCTCACACAGGAAAACAGGATGCAGATTGCGCTTCCCTCTACCGCAGGTTTTGCCGATAAGCAGTTTCCCCGGCGCGGAGAAGGTGAGTTAGCTCGCGAATGCCTGAATTATGCTGACTCTTCGCCTGATGAGGTATGCGGGCTGATAATTGACGATTCCCGTTTGTACCGGTGCAGGAACATCCACCAGCAACCGAAAATCCATTTTCTGATCTCCGATGATGACTGGCTGTCCGCCGAAAGAGCTGGCGAAGTGACGGCGGTTTTTCACTCTCACCCCAAAGATATTCCGTATCTGTCTGGCGCAGATCGTCGGGCTCAGGTTGCGTCCGGTCTGCCATGGTGGCTGGCGTGTGATGGCATGTTACGGAAATTTAATCCCGTTCCGCATTTGCTGGGGCGAAAATTTATCCACGGCGTCATGGATTGCTACACACTTTTTCGCGATGCATACCACCTGTGCGGGGTGGATCTTCCTGACTTTGAGAGAACGGCTGGCTGGTGGTTACGCGGAGAAAATCTTTACATCAAAAACATGGCTGCCAACGGCTTCAACCAGATATCACCCGGTGATGCACAGCCAGGCGATATCCTCATCCGGCAGGCATTCCCCGGCGCGGATCCCTCACATGCGATGGTTATGCTTAAAGATGGCATGCTACTCCATCACGACCATAACGGGCGATGGAGCCTCAGAGAGCCCATGCGCCAGGCATACATCAGGCAATTGCATTCAGTCTGGAGATATCACGATTGCTCATCTTTAAATTTAGCGGCGCTTTACGCAGATTTTTCAGCGAAGTCTCTATGAACGTCGAAACCCCAGCGCAGGGGTTACGTTTGCTATTTGCGCAGAATAGCGAGCTCAAAAAATACTTCATGCGCAACCGCGTAAATATTCTCATCAATCACACTGAGCTGAATAACGATAACGCCGTGTGGAACATGGAAAGAAAACTTTGCCATGGATCCACAGTTTCTTTTGTACCTGTTGTGGCCGGCGGCGGACTCGAGACCGGGACAATTATCGCGATAGTGTCACTGGTGGTCGCTGCCGCGTCAGTTGCGTATTCGATTTACATGGCACGCAACATGAAAAATAAAAACTCAGCAGAGTCCGCCGACACAATAGAGAACAACTCTTTTACCAATGCAGAAAACAGAGTTGGGCAGGGGAGGCCAGTGCCTATTCTGATCGGCGAGATGGTTGTTGGGAGCAATGTGATCAGCCTCGGCATAAACACAGAGAACCCGGCAGACTGGGACGAAATTATTGATTAATGGTGGGTAGGTAGAAGATGGGTTCAGGTGGTGGAAAGTCATCAACACCAAAGATGCTGGATGATAATCTGCGGTCAAAGCAGTACTACAAAGTTTTGGATCTAATATCGGAAGGGCCAATTTACGGTCCTGTAGATCAGAATTATTTGTCATCATTCATGCTCAACGACACGCCAGTAACTTCCTCGACCGGCACGACAAATATAAATGGCATTAGCGTCGGGTGGCGCCCGGGATCAGAGACGCAAAGCCCGATGAGTGGATTTAACGCCATTGAGGCCACCACAATCGTCAATACCGATGTGGAATTCGACACCCCTCTCGTCCGCACTATTACCGACCCTGATGTTAGCCGTGTGCGGGTAACGCTCGGAGTTACCAGCCTTGTTGAGCAGGACAATAAGGGAAACCAGAAAAATACCAGTGTCACGATGGTTATCGAGACGAGGACGGGAACCGGATCGTTTATCATCCAGGAAACGGTAACCATTACCGGTAAAATTTCTGGCGATTATCTGGAGGCGCACGTTATTGCTGCGCCAGATACAACGCCGTTCGATGTTCGCGTTCGTCGTATTACGCCGGACAGCGATAGCGATCTGCTGAGCAATGGCACTATCTGGAATAGCTATACGGAAATTACCGACGACAGCCTGAGCTATCCGTTTGCCGCCATTGTCGGCACGGTCATCGACCATGATCAGTACCAGGACACACCAAGGCGCACTTATCACGCTCGCGGTTTGATCGTAAACATTCCCGACAACTATGACCCTGTTGCACGTACATATTCCGGGCTCTGGACTGGCGGCTTTAAACAAGCCTGGACCAACAATCCAGCATGGATTTTTCGTGAGCTGGTGGTTAATGCCCGGTTTGGCCTTGCGCGCACTGCCGGCAGCATCGATGTCGATGATGGCGCGCTGTATAACCTGTCGCAGTTTTGTGACCAGCTCGTTAATGATGGCTATGGCGGGAAAGAACCGCGCGTGACGCTTAACGCGTACATCACAGAGCAGATATCAGCGCGTGAACTACTGGACAAAATTGCCGGTGCATTCCGTGGAATGGCTCTGTGGGATGGCATGCGTATGTCCGTCCTTATCGATGCACCGGCTGATCCGGTCATGCCGATTACAAATGCCAACGTTGTAGACGGGAAATTTTCTTACAGCTCGCCAAAAAGCAGCGAGATATTTAACGCCGTAGTCGTGTCATGGACGGATCCGGATAACGGCTGGAAACAGTCGAAAGAATATGTCTCCGATGATACGTTGATCTCACGCAGTGGCTACAACGAAACAACCATAGAGGCCTTTGGTTGCACATCGCGCGGGCAGGCGTACCGCGCCGGGCGCTTCATGCTGGAAACCGCAAAGCGAGAATCGAAGCGTGTGAAGTTCCAGATGGCGCGCGACGCCATCGCTTTTATGCCTGGCGACATCGTTGAAGTGATGGATAACAACTATGCCGCATCTCGCCTGGGCGGTCGTATCGTGTCCCACGACGGTAATCAGATAACAGTCGATGCTGATGTTTCTACGCTTGCCGGTTCCGGCGACAGCATGTCGATCATGGGAAGTAACGGCAAACTCGTCAAATATGAGATTTCCACAGTCTCTGGCCCGCTTATCACGCTGGAAAGCGCACCAGCGTATGTGCGTGACGGGACGGTTTTTGTAATTTCCACCGCCAACCTCTCGACCAGGCTATTTCGCATTATGAGTGTGGCCGAGTCGGAAAATAATTCGATCTACGATATCGTCGCCACTTTGCACGACCCTAACAAACAGGCCGTTGTGGATGATGGTGCGGTATTCGATACGCCTAACGACACGCTCAACGGCTACCGGGTGCCAAACGTCGAACGGCTGACTATCCTGAACATTGCCAGCGAAACTGTGCAGTCCACTGCGACATGGGAAACCGCGACGACGACACGCAAACTTACGTTTGAGATCCGCGTTTACACTGAGGACGGTTCGGCGCTGGTGGCCCAGTACGAAACCGATCAATATCGGTATGACTTTTACGGGCTGAATGCCGGGTCGTATATCCTGGGCGTGCGTGGGCGCAACGACAACGGCATGAAGGGCGCAGAAACCCAGGTGTCGCTCGTTATTGGCGCTCCCGTGGCGCCAGCATCGGTTGTATGGACGGCGGGTATCTTCTCTGCTGACCTTGTCCCGGTGATGCCCGTGACATCAACATCAGATACAACGTTTGAATACTGGTACTCGGGTACGGTGCAGATCACCGACGTCAGCACGATAGAAGATACCGCGCAATTTTTGGGACGATCAAGCCAGTGGACGCTACACGGGCTTAAGGCTGACACCACATATTACGTCTACGTTCGCACGCGGAATGCGTTTGGCGTATCGCCGTTCGTCGAGGCATCCGGGCAGGCATCCGCCGACATCCCCGGCATGATTGACTATATCGATGAAGCTATCAGGGATTCCGGCGCGTTTGGCAATCTGCAACAGGGTGTTGATACCAACCTGGAAGGAATATTGCAGAACGCGCTGGCAAACAATGCCACCGTTAACCGGCAATATGCACAGTATGGCGAGGTGCGCGCGGAGGTTATGACGGTCACTACCACGGTGGCAAACCTTCAGGGGGCTTTTTCTGACCTGAGCACTTACGTTCAGGCCGAGATCGGCCCGGACGGCTCCCTGATGGCAGCCGTTAATCAGAAGCTCACCGCGCAGGTTACAGACGATGGCACAGCATCATCATTCTATACGCTGAATCTCGGCATCCAGCGCGATGGGCAGTTGTATAATGCCGGTATGGCGATGGGCATTGAACCCGACGGCGGTGGGGGGTACACATCCACAGCTATTTTTGCTGCTGACCAGTTCGGGATTTATTCCGGCAGCGATCCAGGGAATTATGAAGCCGCATTTCTCGTGAATAATGGACAAGTCTTTATTAACTCTGCTTTCATGGATTATGCGTCTATTACTCTCGCAAAAGTCGGATCGTGGTATTCAGCAAATTACGTGGCAGGTCAGACAGGGACGGTAATGAACTCTGATGGATCGTTTGAATTAAATGGTTATACTGCTGGTCAAGGAAGAAGTTTAATAAACAATGGAGGTCAGAAAGTTTATGATGCGAACGGTATTTTGCGCGTTGTTGTTGGTCAATATTAGTGGGTGCGCGGAATCAAATAATGGCATTAAGGATGTTGATTGTACGGGGATTTATACATCTTACGGACCAGCTAATAAAAAAAGTGAATTCATAGTTAAGGTGAATAAAATAAGGATTGACCATAACGGAAGGATAACAATCAGACCAAAAAATTCGCTCGACCTGAGATTTTTCCCTGGATTCAAAGAAAGAGAAATTTTGACAAATTATCAGTGCAAAGGTGAGGATTATGGCTTACGGAGTCCAGCTATTTGACGCTAATGGCAATGAGCTTATAGAGCGTTTTGTCCCTGCTTTTATTGTTGATTATATTACCTCCGGTAGCGGAACAACTACTTATGGCGGTGTGCAGGGGAAAACTCTCACTCCGTTGATTTTAAATTACATCACCAGCGCAACGACAATATCAACGCCTCCGGCAACCGCTTCAGTTAGCGGAAATACGCTTACATGGGCTAATGCCTCATCTGACTGCCCGATAATGGTGGTGTACCAGTAATGCCTTATGGATTACAGATATTTAGAAGTGATGGATCGTTATGGATTAGCCCGGACGTCACACCACTTAATTATATAGGCAAGATCACTTTCGTATCGACAGGCACTTACGCGACATCCATACCGTCAAGCAAGAACATGATGGTTTTTTTGCGTAACGATTCTGGTGCAGTTGGCACAATGCTTAGCCAGAGCGCAGCGAATGGTGTATGGCAGATAAACATCACTCAGACTGGCTCAAGTGGGACATTATATTTGTTTTCGAATATGGTGACGACAAGCCATGGATACGGCATAGCAACTTACAATTCTGCGGGAGAGATGATTTGGAACACCGATCAGATACCGCTCCAGGTTTCATCAATTGCTAACCCATATGGAGTAAGCCAGACGGGAGATTTTTCAATTGATACTGGCGTTCAGTTGGCTGTTTCACCTGGGATATGCTCGACATACATTGCCCCAATAAATCCGGCGGCGGGGCAGTACCTTTTTGGTGTCATGTTTACTGGTGCGAATGGCACGACTATTTACGGATCCAGGGCATACGCTATACAGGTTGGTGGTGGTTTGCCCGCGTATAAATATAAAGAAAACTTCTATTACATCGATATATCCAAGTATCCATAATACTAATGACGCGCGTAAAAAAGCGACAACCATTCACAGTAAATATGTATATGTGTTTTTATTAATCAATATAATAACTATCATTTATGATTATGATATTTTCTATTATTGTGTTTTTTTTAACATTGATTTCTGATAAATATAGCCATTCAGGGATTATTAAATAATGGATATGTTCGATGAGAAAGCTTTTTGCAATTATTGTCTCGACGGTAATCTTATCTGGCTGCACAATGCGCGTAGCTGATATGACTGTTGGTAGTACAAAAAATTACAACATCAATTCAGGTAAATTTGAAAAGGGTATGCGTGTTGTTGGAGAGGATAAAGTTCCGGTAGTTATTTTCCCTCTGGGAATTCCAAATGTGAAAACAGCAATGGACAGGGCTATTGAAAAGAATCCGTGTTCTGTTGCACTTGCCGACGTGGTGATCTCGCAGATCAACTATTCATTCTTATTCGGGCAGATTGGTTATCGTGTCGAAGGTACGGAAATCCTTGATCACGATCAGCCGGGCTGTAGTGGGAAATAAATGGTAGTGTTATGAAAAGGACTTTGTTTGCGCTGCTCGCAGTATCGTCAATATCATCAGCTTTCGCTGCACAGGAACAGGACTGGATTGCTGCACGAGATAGGGCTGGATCATTATTAAAAATGGAAGTGCGAAGCATAAAGGGAATGAGCTCAGCGCAGGCTGATGCGTATGGCGACCTAATCATCACATCTATGGGTGACATTGTCACTAACCAACTTGCAAAGGGTATGACTTGCAACGAGATCAACGAATTTGTAAATGAAACCCTGGCGAAATCCTTGGGGGATACCGGTGTGGCTGGAATTAAGTTTCAAGTGAATAAATACCTGACTGCAGATTGCTCAATAAAAACAAAGAGCAGCGCAAAGACGAAATAACCGAACCCGCTGCCGTAAGGGCATAACATTTAAATACAAACAGGAAGGAAAAATGATCGTAAGCCCGTCCGCTCATTAACGTATATGCGTTGATCTTTCTATATCAAATCCCTCAACCCGGCCACCGCGCCGGGTTTTTTATTGGAGAAAAAATGTCAGCAGGAACCCTATCTTTAACCAACGCAAGCACGGCAGTAACAGGTACAGATACCACGTTTACCGCTGACCTTGCTGCCGGTGATTTTATTGTTACCACCGTAGATGGTGTGACGTATACATTGCCGGTACTCTCCGTCGACAGCGACACGGTCGCGACACTCGTCAGTAACTACACCGGGCCTACGATTTCAGCAGCGGCATGGTACGCCGTACCGCGCGCGACACAGAACCAGATTACTGCGGCGCTGGTGGCACAAACCACTGAAGCAATGCGCGGGCTAAATGCAGATAAGGCCAACTGGCAACAGATACTAACCGGCACAGGAAACGTTACAGTTACACTTCCCGACGGCACGTCTTTTACCGGCCCCACATGGAACAGCCTGGCAACGTCTTTGTCCGGCCTGGCGAAAAAAGGGGATAACTCTGACATCACCTCTTTATCAGGACTGACTACACCTCTAAGTCTTGCGCAAGGTGGTCTTGGCTCTACCACCGCAGACGGTGGGCGGACAGCGCTGGGTCTTGGCACTGCAGCAACGCGTAACGTTGGAGTCGGGCCAGATAACATCCCTGATATGTCTTCTCAAGGAGTGGGAATCGGTAATTCACTCGGCTGGCAAAAATATCCAAATGGCATGATCCGGCAGTGGGGAGTGTCAAGCGCAGCCTCTGGGCCTGGTGCTTCGGTATCAATTACATTTCCGGTGGGTTTCCCTAATGCCTGCCTGCAATTGAAACTGTACCCGATATCAGATGACATACCTGCCGTTACGCTATTCATGCCGGGTGCAGTGTCAAACCTGTCAGCCACGGCCTGGGCTGTTGCGCGTATCACTGCTGCCGGTCTGACTATTTCTGCCGTCGCAAGCGGCTCAACAACCTACTGGGAAGCGTGGGGTAACTAATATGTATCAATACAGTCCGTCAGGTAATTTTTTCACAAATACTGAGCTGCGTAATAGCTACGCTGAAGGTGAATATCCGGCAGATGCTGTAGATGTAACTGATGATATTTTCTGGCAATTTGCTGCAGCTCCGCCAGAGGGTATGACTCGTATTGCCGGAGAGGATGGACTGCCTGCATGGGGGGAATTGCCACCACTTTCACGTGATGAATTGATGGCGCGGGTCGAAGCCGAAAAGGCATTAAGGGTGATGGAAGCAAATAGTTATCTGACTGCGCGACAGTGGCCAGGGAAAGCTGTGCTTGGGCGGCTGAAAGGGGGCGAATTGTCACAGTACAAACGGTGGTTAGACTATCTCGACGCGCTTGATGCACTGGATATTGCTGCATCTGAGATTGCATGGCCTCCAGTACCATCAGCGTAAAAATTTTTACACGACTTAACCTTCTATCGATAAAAGAAAATTTGACTTAAGTTTATTTTCGTAAGCGAACCGGGGGCTTGATCATCTGCATCGATAAATCTACTGTATATAAAAACAGTATTTATAGGTTAGAATCATGCCTCGCCAGTACGAAATCCACACCGCCTTTGTTGCTGCCGTTCAGCTCAACCCCAAGGGGTACAAGTGCCTGCGCACAGCAGACTTCATCCGCGAGCTGAGCGCCCGCAACTGGCACTTCAGCGAGGCTGACGCGAATGACTGGATCGAGCGGTATCAGCCTGACTTCCTGGACAAGACACCGGATTTCAGTGAAAACCGGTACTGGATGCTTTGCAATATGGGGAGGGTACGATAATGGGATTCCCGTCGCCGGCTGCTGATTATGCTCAGCGCGCACTTACCGTTGACTCGCTATGTCAGATGGACGCCAATTGCCGGATCGTCGAAACCGACACCGGATATGCGGTGATAGACCTGGCATCAAGACCGGGCGAGGGTGAAACCGTTCTCGCCACGTTCGACGGTCGCGCGCAGTTCGCCAGGTGGGCTGGTGGGGCGCTGATAACTGAAGATGGGGAAGCGATTGAAGGTGATGCACTGGATGGTGTAACGGTGCATGGTGTGCTGACGTTTACGATAAACCGGATGCTGGACGACAGTAGCGCGGTGTAGGTGCAAAAAACCCGGCACTGTGACCGGGTTTAGTTTTTTTTACCGGCCACCAGGGCGGGAATCGGCAGAGCGGCCACCACAGCGGGAACCATCAGCGGCGCGATCATCTGGACTCTGGCAGTTTCCGGCATAAGCCTGAGTAATTGAACCCAGTGACAGTAAAACAAACAGAATTGCTAATCCTTTTTTCATCGAGATGTCCTTATATAAAAGCGCTCATATTGTTATGAGCAGATACATGTTCTAACTGTTGGCTAAGGTAAGAAAAACTTCAATGCACCAATAATCACCGCCGAAGAAGCAATGACTGTTCCTATCACCCATTTGATGATCGAGCATTGTGTATTCGAGACGATTTCGCGCGCTTCGGCTTTAGAGGGTTTGTTATCTAACGCCTTCTCAATGGTGTTGATGCGGATATCAACATTTTTTTCATCAGCCTTAGAAGATAAGCCTTGTTCAATGACACTTAGTTTTTGAAGAACCACATTCATTCCCGTTTTCAATTCTGCTACGTCTGCAGACATTTTCCTGACATCGGCTTCGATGACATTTACACTGGTTTTGATATGTGAAACTTCATTCATCAGGATCGCTAATCGTTCTTCCATGTTACCCGCTCCCTCAATATTTCCCATACTTATTACTGTAGCATCACTTGACACTTCTGAAGCAATATATTGTGAGTTATCTCCGCTTGTAGCAGTAAATATATTGCCTATCAGATATGTGGCTTGGTGTGATGTAATTGCAGAAAATTGAACAGCTAAGCTTTGGCCGCTTGCATCAGTATAAGCAACAGTAAGCTTCCCCTCTTCATGATGTGGTTGTGAAATGCCCATTTGCAACTTATTCTCCAAGCGATTTTTTTAGCGAATTGAAAAAAATCTCCGCCTTTCTCTTACTTAAAGTTATAGATGCAACTTTACGGCGCTGTATTCCTCTCACGGTTACAGTTTGGTTCATGGATTCAATAACTGGTGAGCTATTAAGGAAAACTAATGTATAGAAATCGTTACCATCATCTTTTGCCGCGATAATGACGGCTCCGTCAGCGCATGTTTCGACATAATTATTTGATTCTATAACGTTATTTAGGATTGGAATATTTTTCTGCCTGCTATCAGACATTCTTAGCTCCTTTAAGAAAATATATCCTGTATAAAAAACGAAATCATTGTAATTAAAGCGAGTTGAATAGTAATACAGAAAGTAAATGTGGGGAGTGGTTAAATTCTGATAATTATGTAAAGCAAATACGATTATTAATCGCTTTGTAAAAAAGGTGCGCACCCGGATTACTACGTACTTCATAAGGGAGTTCGATTTAAACCTGGATGAGGCGGGGAGTAAAGCAGGGGATTTTGCTTCTGGAAACAGCCTCACATTTGGGGGCAAATTTGGGGGCAAAATCGCGCTTGGGGGCATGTTTGGGGGCGCTGAAAAGTCTCTATATGGCTGGTAGTGTCTTTATGCTGAAACTCCTAACCATCTGATACCCTTATAAAAGTTAATGTTTACAGCATGATAGAATAAAGGTTACCATACCCCCCTATAGTATCAAGGAGGCCGCATGCCCCATTCACCAGAAGATAAAAAACGCGTGCTTACGCGCGTACGTCGTATCCGCGGGCAAGTTGATGCGCTTGAGCGCGCGCTGGAAAGCGGCGAACCCTGCATCGCGATTTTGCAGCAAATCGCCGCTGTGCGCGGCGCAGCCAATGGCCTGATGGGCGAAATGGTTGAAATTCACCTCAAAGATGAACTGGTCACTGGCGAAACCACGGCCGATCAACGCGCGATGCGCATGGCGGAAGTCGGCCATCTTCTGCGCTCTTATCTAAAATAA